CGGCGCCATCATTGCAGCCGAGGGCTCTATCCGCCCAAACGCAATCGGCCGCCTTGAGATCGTGATTTCACTGTGCAACGCATCCGCAATGGAGATCGACGCCGCTGAGATTCGCGTTGAATTGTTCGACAAATTCGACAATCCGGCGAATGGAATCCTTGGCGACGGCAACGTGAAGGTGTTCTTGCACCAGTCTCCCGTTCCTCCGAAATCATTCCGAGAGGTTGTCGCCCCAATCCCGCTGAACGACACGGCCGGCAAGGCGAAGGTATCGGTGGTCCGCTACCTGCCAACCAACGGGGCGCCCGTCGAAGTGGAAAAGCCGTTCGTGCTCGAGGTCCGACAGTAGGCTTTCCACAATCGTTCCAGAACGATCCCAGATGGAAGAAGTCGCTTCCCCCAATCCCAAATGGCGAGTTGCGGTTCGCGCTATCTGCTGCGTGATAGCCGCGGACGGAAGAGTGACGAGCAGCGAGATTGACGCAGCCTACGACGTTCTCGTTGGCAGCGGTCAGAGTGCTTCGCCCGATAGATTCCGTGATGCTGTCATCGACGCGTGCAAAGCTATCCACGCTGCAAACGCGGTTTCGGTGGCACGCGAACTGGTCCCGCTACTTTGTGAACTGAAGGGAACATCACTAGGGACGGCGCTTGTCGACGCCTGCGACGAGCTTGTGTGCTACAGCACGAACGACTCAGAGAGGACCGTCGTAGATCTGTTCCGCGGTGCGTTATGCGAAGATCATGTTTTGGCAAAGGACGAAGAGTCCGCCCGGCAGGAGATCGATGGGTGGAGCCCGGTGCTGACGTACACGGCGACGGAGCGCTTCCTTCTTTGGCTCCGCAAGATGCGATTGTCTGTCGATGCGGTCATTGGCTCGCGTTTCCTCGTAGTGCAGATTCTCGGGTTTATTGCCGGGGTATCAGGGCTTTTCGCCAGCGGCAGCGCGATCGGTGCTCTCGCCTGGTTCGCAATAGGTTCGGCGGTTGGCAGCCTACTTCTGCTCGCGGGCGCCGACAGCACTCTCTACGACTGCACCGAGGGCCGTGCTCGCGACCGCGCAGCCTTAGAATTGGCTCACAGGGAGGCGGCGTCTTTGGCTTCGTCTTTGACACCGCCTCCCGCTGGCGCCGTTGGCAGCTTCTCGGACGACCCCGATGACGTTGCGGTTGGAGACCCGAGCCCTGAGCAGGACGCTATGGCTCTCTGCACCGCCATGCGGCTTGTGGATCACCAACCCCGCGGGAGCCTTCATCGGGCGCGCGTCGCAAGGTCGCTTCTAAATCTTCTGCGTGGCTCGACTCGACGCGGGGGAGGCAGGTCGGCATGTCGGTGCTCGGGGTGCGGAAGGCGTTACTGGTTTGATCTGCATGTGTATTCAGGCGGAGTGATATGCCCGTACTGCGGGCTATTTCAGCTCGCCACCCTGGACTGGAAACCAGAGGTTCCAGCTGCCGCTTACGTGCCCGCCCAGCCATGGATCAACTGGTCCGGCGCTGGTTCGTACAGCACTGGCCCGGTGTATGTGCGAGGTTACGTCAACAAGCGAGGACGTTGGGTGAATGGCCACACTCGTTCACGCCCGCGAAGGCGGCGGTGGTAGCGTCGCCCGCAGCGGGCTCGCGTTGACCGTCAAAACCGGCGCCGCTATCGTCACTCGCATGGCAAAGGCTACCGAAGCAAACGTGTCGATCGCCGAAGCGGCTCGCCGCATTGAACGGTCGGCACGCTCGATTCAACGGGCGCTCAAGGACCCGTCGCTGGCTCGATTTGCGGTCCTGGTTGAGGGCGGACGCGTTGTGGCTGTCCGCGCCGAAGGGCTTGCGAAACTCCAGGAGGCCATCCGGCCTGGCCCCGGCAACCCGACCTTCGGCAAGAAACGCCGAAAGAAGTAGGGTCTCTACGCTCGCGTCGCGAAATCGTCGCATTCCTATTGCCGATTCGGCGACAATAGGTAGACTGCTGGCATGACACGAACGACCACCTGCACGGAGGCCGCCGCGATGAAGGCCCGATCCACGATCAAGAAGATTTCCGACCCGCGAAGCCGAGGCGTCTGCTACTGGTTCGAGATTTTCGGCACCAGCCCGGACGGCACTCGCTGGAGCGCCGGCTCGTACGACACGAAGCCAGAGGCGATCGAAGCTCTGCGGCAGATCAGGTCAGCAGCGCAGGTCGCCATATGAGCGCTCTCGATCTGGCTCGCCATCTTTCGTCCGAGGGCTTCTGCGTCCTGCCGTTGCTTCCAGGTGGCAAGCGTCCGGCCAGGAAGTGGAAGCGGCTCCAGGCCGAGCGGCCGACGGACGCGGAGCTCGTCGAGTGGTTCGGCGTGAACGACTTCGAGCCGGCGATTGTCACCGGAGCGATCAGCGGCATCACGGTGATCGACTGCGACAGCCCGGAAGCCGCAGCGATGTGCGAGGCTCGCGGTGTGCAATCGGACCTTCGGCAACGAACCAAGCGAGGCGTACACCTGGTCTTCCGGCACGCTGGAGAGCGGAACACGACCGGCCTGAATGGCATGCCGGGAGTCGATCGCAGAGGCGAGGGTGGATACGTGCGTGCCTATCCGGACTCCATCGCGTGGACTCGGGAAGACGTCAATGCCGCTGGCCACGCGCCGTCCGTAGCGAGCTTCGAAACCGCTTCACGGCAGCGGCGATCGGTCGACAAGACGACTCCGCGTTCGGAAAGCTTCTGGCCACCTATCCGAGTCGTTGCGGGGGTAACGTGATGAACGACGAACACGAGCCGCCGAAGCCGCTGCGTCGGATCTGGCTCCTCGCCGAGACGCCGGAGCCTGAGTCGGTGCTCATGGCGCGCGACTGCCTAGCGCGTAGCTTCTCGCAAGACGAGGACGTTTTCCTCTGCGAGTGCGTTGCCCTAGGTGGTAATCTGACGGCCGTTCTGCTGGAGCTTCGCGAATTGAAGCGAAAGGGCGTGCCCGGGCTCGAAAGCCTGGCATCGCTGGTGGACCGATTCTCGGCTCGAGAGATCTCCGACGAGGAGGCCGCGGTGGTCAAGGAAACCGGATGGTGGTGAGCATGAGCAACGGCAGGACGCGTAACCCTCTCTGGCTGCGAATTATCAGCGCCGCGGCATGGGCGACCGTGGCGGTGCAGGTCGGCCTCGTCGCGATCGTGGCGGCAGGATTTCTGGGCGTCATAGCGGCAGTTTTTTGGAATCGGTAGTGGGCTCGCACACCAGGTCACCCAGGCGACGAAGTCCGCAGCCTTCCGTGATTGCTTTGCCCCGCTGGTGAGCCCGACGCGAGTTGTGAAGCAGCAGCCTGATTGCCGGTCAGGTTCTAGCCTCGCCTGACTCAAGCCCTTCAAGAAGCACATGGGGCACGAGAGCGTGTTGCGATAACCCCTCCTGCCTCGATTGATTAACAATCACATAGTCTACTCCAACAACATGCATCGTTGAGCCACTTTGCGGCGTAATCGTCTCGCCCACTCGTGGAACACTGGCAGCAACAACGGCGTGCATCTTCTTTTTTGCACCCTCCGTACAGTCCACAAGCTCCATGTAGTGCAGGGACCCAAACCAGCTATGCTCGGGCGGCACTGATCGTTGCAGATAGCCAAAAGTTGCACTCGGGTTTCCGATGAGTTGTTCAACAGCATCGGTAAATCTGCCTTGTAGGCGACACAGTTCGATGACCGTCGCCGCTTGCGTTTCGCGCACACCGTCCCTGTCCAACCGGTCCTTGATCGCCATGTCGTTGATTGACTGCTTTCCGGACTCGATGTCTTCAAGAAGGTCCTCTACCTTATCTTGCGTTTCCTCGCTGATGCCAAACGACTCATGCTCCTTCCGAATCACGGACTCCACGCCGTGCATAAGGCCAAAAATGCGAGCCGATGAAACGCTGTCACCTCCTGCCCAACGCTGGATCCGAAGGAGTTCGGCCAGGACTACCGATAGGGGTACTTGTGTGTCGCTCATTGCAAATTCCATCTCCGTTCTGGCTTTGTGGCTATGGCGGTAAACGATAGATCCTGCCCGCCCTCGGCATCTGACGGGCTCAGATTGTAGCCGCACGGAGTTAGCTGGGGGTGATATGGCTTGTCTGCTCGAGGTGCCGCGAGGCGGCCTCAAGGCCACCCATTCCTACAGGAGCACCGTAGGTCGCCATCGCTTTCGGAATGAGGCCCAGGCTTCGCGGCGCACCCGCTCGTCTCGCCCGTTTGTGTGGCTCCATTCGTGCTTGAACCCATAGCGGTCGATCCAGCCGCCGAGCCCGCGCGCGGCGGCAAGCTGCATGCACCATTCGCTGTCGTCCAGCCAGTACGGCCCATACTCAAGCCGAGGCTCCCAAGCCTCGAGGTGCTGGCTGGGGAAAAGCTGGGCAAACCCGCAGACGATCGCGACCGGCCCGACGTGGTCCCGTGGGGCCTCCTCGGTCCACGACCAATCCGGGCGCACCCAACCTCCGTGCTCCCCAACGATGCCCACGCCCGGCCGATCCAGGTCGGTGATCATCCTGGGCATGCAGTCGGGGTCAGTGACGGTCACGTCGGAATCGAGCGACAACACGAGCTCGCCGCGGGCCTGCCGCCACAACACGGCCCGGCCCCCGCCGCAACCGAGGTTGGACGACTCGCGGATGACTCGCAGCTTTGGGGCGTTGGCAGCGATCGCCGCCAGGTCGTCGAGCGTGCCGTCCGTCGAGCCGTTGTCGAGGACGATCCACTCGCGGACCTCGAGCCGAGCCGCGAGCGCCGCGACCGTCGGCAGGCACCGGCGGACCTGTTGCCGGTTGTTGCAGGTCAACTGGACGATAGAGACGGTGGGAGTCACAGGCAGTTCATCTCCTGAAGCCGAATGCCGATCTCGCTCTTGCGGTCGATCGTGTCGGGCGTCAGTTGCCCGAGCCAGTCCCACGTTTTGCTCTCCCAAAGGTGAACTGAGATCGAGTTTGCGAGGTGCCCGCGAGACCGGTGCCGCCTGTCGAAAACGTCGCGAATCCGTCCCCAAAGCGGGAAGAAGCAGGACCGCTCGTCGAGGATCGCGATCTCGGTCGGATGCTCCTGGGCCATCGTCAGCGGGACGCGGACGGAGTGCTCGTCCCACCAATGGTCGCGGCCCTGCGAGCGGAATCCGCGATAGCTTTCGAGCCATCGGATTCCGAAATCCGACGCGATGCTGCCACCCATGGTCGCGTTGCAGAGCCCATAGCTTCGCCCCTGCCTTCCCATCCACCATCCTGGGTGCTCGATCGTCGAGAACGGTCTCAGGCACCACACGTCCGAGTCGAGGTACGTTCCGCCGTACTCAAGAAGGGCGATCAATCGCACGACGTCCGCTGCGTGGGCCGGATGGCAGATCGGATTGCGGAAGATGTTCGTCGGCGCCTTTACCTTGCGGATGGTCACCATCGGCTTCGTAGCTTTCCACCATGTGCCCTCGGGCTCATGCTCCAGCCAGATGATGATTTCGGAGCCTGGATTCAACGCGTGAGCAGTACGGACGCTCGTATAATGCACCCAACTCCAGGGCTTGTTTCCGAAGTCGCTGGCCATTCCGAACACGTAATGGAGCGGAGCATGGACGCTGCGACTGTCTTCGGCGAGATCTATGCCAACGACGCATGGACCGGCGGGAGCGGACCAGGTAGCGCGGTTGACTTCTGCCGGTCGCTCGTGAAGTGGCTCAATACATACCTCAGGCGGAATGCCGCTCTTTCGATGGTAGACCTCGGGTGCGGCGATTGCCGGTGGATGCCCTCGGTGATCCACGGAGGACGAACCGCCTACCTCGGCCTGGATGCCGTCGCCACCGTGATCGAACGAAACCGCCAGCGGTTCTCGCACATGCGATTCGCCGTCGATGACCTCTCCGACGTTCGCCGCATCCCGATGGCAGACCTCTACTGGATGAAAGACGTCCTCCAACACTGGCCCGACGATGTGATCGTTGCCTGGCTCGACCGCTTCTTCGCGGCCAAGCCGTGGGCTCACCTGGTCGTTTGCAACTGCGCCGGGCAGGAAAGCGAACCCAGGAGACTCGATGCACGCTGGCGCTTCGCTCCACTCCACGGCGAGCGCGAGCCCCTCCGCCGCTACAGCCCCGAGCTGCTCTTCGCTTGGAACGGCAAGCATGTCTATCGGCTCCGTGCTGGCCACCAGCGCTCTGGGTCTCGCCTCCTCGCGGCCACGTCCGATGTCCCGGCCGATTGGCCGCAGAGCCAATCGCGCGGGGCGTAGGCAGGCCATCCTTCCTTGTGGAGCCGTCCGTAGTGGTGGTCGATGTGGTGCTTGCCCTTCCAGTGCTCGCCGGCATGAAGCCACTGGTAGAGCTCTCGCATCCGCTCACCGCCCCGCACGGCGTATGCGTGGGTCCGGTTTACGTTGCGACCACGTACCACGAGGTTGTTCACCGGCTCCGGTGGGTATTGCCGCAGGTGCTGGCCGCCGAGGTACACCTGGCCCCAGTCCGACGGCACCATTCCCATGAGCGAAGCCAGCCGCAACTCGAAACAGTCGCAGAAGCTCGCATCGTCTTCGAAGATCAGCACGTTGCCCGATCCGAGTGATAGGCACTCTTCGAGTACGCGCTGGTGCGATCTCCAGCATCCGTAGGCCCCTGGCGTTTCTCTCCACCAATCCGGCGGCGGGCAGACCGTTCCGTCGACCGCCGGAAAGAACTCGAGGCGGCTCAGCCCGTCGGGCCACGCGGCGCCGAGGCGAGTCCTGAACGCGGTCAGCCGGTCAGGCCGACGCACCAGAGAGATGACGATGATGCGGTCGAAGGTCGTCACGCGGCGGCCCTCCGAGCCAGCGCGCACGCTGCATGCACGAGTCCCGCTGCGACGGCGTCTGACCACGGTGGCATGACTCGCCGCTTCGATCGCCGCTTGTGCTCTCGTTTCATGGTCGACAGGATTTCCTTCATGCCGGCGGGCGACTCGCACCAATCGGGGCCGCGGCGATCCATCTTCTCGGCCATCGGCTTGCACAGGCAGTCGGGCGTGTAGTGGATTCCGAAGTATCCGAGCGTGCGAGTGAGGTAGTGGCCAGGGCCGGGCGGTCCCTTCGGCTTTTCCTCGCGCGGCTTCGGCGGTGGCAGACAATCGCGAAACGTCGGTAGCCGCAGGGCGACGTGACCGCACGCCTGGCAGGTCAGAGTATCAGGGTCGTAGACGCACTGGTTCATGCCACGACCTCGGCCGTCGCCCATGGAACTTCACCGCTTGTGTACCACGTGCACGTGTAACCTACGGGGGGACGGCATGGCGATATCTCATCGATGAACCCTGGACAAAATGTAGGTAGGTACACAAACGGGAGAGCAGAACCTGGAGCCAGCGTAAGGTGAGGTTTCCTTGGGCAAGTCCCTTCCTCGAAATCGATGGTATTCCCGTACCCGGGGAATAGGTGCGCAACTATTAGCGCGTTGCCGCCGTGCAACTTTTGCCATATCCTGTCGCCGCTAACGTGGACACTCCCAAAGTCTCCGAGGACGTGGTCGCCTTCGTATGCCACCGCTCCTGGGGCGATCGCCGTAATGCGAACTGTTATTTCGTCCGGTATCTCACCACCGTCGTGACAAAGTGCGTGGCACAGCGTGCGATCTCGTTCCTCTTGGTCGTACTCACCGCCGGGCTCTACGACAGCCTCGATACCTTCCGGGCCAGTCGCGACGAAATTCATGTCGCCACAGTCAGCGACGGGGCTGTCCGCTTCAATCTCAGCCAATCCACATGCTTCTACCGATGTCTCCGATGAACCGATGTACGTTCGGTAAGGAATAATGCCCACAAGCGGTGGCGAGGACGGGCCGCGATATCGCGCCCAAGGGACAAGCCTTGCCGACCTTATCAGCGAATTTGAACTCGGAAGCTGTCGCCACCCGCCGCACATGATGTGGTCGTAGTAGCAAGGGTCGTCCGCGGATCGCTTGAGCACAATCGAGATATCGTTCAACTGCGAGCCGCAACAATGCAGCGGCCTCCACGCCCACGCGAGGTAATCCACGCCAGGCGTATCAATCGGGAAGGCCGTGATCCGCCCGAACGTCGGGCTGTAGGGATCGTCGTCAATCGTGGCCGTGATGACCGCACCCGATCCGATCCCGTCTACGTCTTGCGTGATGTCGACGGTGACGTCCGCGACATAGGGCGGCGCGTCCATGTCATCGATCCAATACTTCCCACCGTCGACGACCTCGACGCTCTCGGGCTCGCCGGTGTCGAGGAAGTATTCACCCGGGTCGTCGATGACAACGATGTCGACAACGCCCGTGTCCTTGAAATACTCCCCCGGCGAGTCGATCACATGGCCGGTGATCTCCCCACTTCCACCAACCGATGAGACGCGACCGTATGCCGCATAGACTTCCTGCCCGTCGGTCACAGTGAAATTGATTGGGTCGTCGACCGCGTAGCCCGTTCCTGCTGTGTCGATTCCGAGCGTGTCCGCACCCCATATGTCACGCCCCTCGTAGTCCGTTCCGGAGGCAAGCGTGACCGACAATGCACCGCCGGTGCCGCTCGCGGCCGACAGGTCGGCAACAATCGTCGGCGCGGCACGGACCGTGCGGATGCGAGCCGACGCGAACGACACGGCCGTGACCCCTGGCCCCGGCGTGAACCCGACGGTTTCGTTGTCCGTGTAGCCCGTGCCTGGCGTGTCGACGTCGATCGTGTCGAAGTACCACGACTGAGGCGGGCCGGGATTCAACGCGAGGTTGCCCGTGAACGTCGCCCCGGTGCCGCCGTACGCTTCGACGTCGATGTCCGGCTCCTCACGCACCGTGCGAACGATCAGCACAGCATGCCAGTCTTCCGTAACATCGCCGTCGACTATCAGGTCGAGCTGCTCACCGTCGACGAACCCGGAGGCGCCGGGAGTCACCGCGACCGATGTGATGCTCCACCACGGGATGCCGCACTCGGTTTCGTCTTCGGTCCATGTGGGAGTGAAGACCTCGTCGTCTTCAACCTCCACGCTGCCGGCCGGCGTCACTCTCGCGACGATCGCGTACCCCCAGCCGGGGTTTGTGACCGCCGTGCCGGAGGCCGGGCCTTCGTCGGTGCCGCGATAACCTCCTGGCGATGTAAGGCGGCCGGTCGCCCCGGTGCCGAAACACGAAGTCGTCGAAAGCGTGACGAGGGGATCGCTTTGCTGGAGATCAGGGATGCCCGAGAACGTGACCGTGATCGTCTCGGGGAGAGAGCCCGTCGTGCAAAGAGAACAGCCGCACGTGCACGGCGTTTCATGCCCAAACAGATAGCCCTTCGAAGGCATGTCACGAACCCCCGGTGGCCCCGCACTCGAACTCGGTCATGAACGGAACGCCGCGGTAGAAGGCGATGCCGCACTCGCCGTACGTTTCTTCGTCGCCGGTGTCCACGTCCGCGAATCGGTTCTTGACGTCCTCGATGTACTCCGGCGGGTCGAACGGTTCGCCGTCCTCGTCGACAACCTCCACCGTTCGCAACTCGCCCTTCGGCCACGCGCCGGCGTAACGCGCGAGTATCCACGGGTCGCCTTCATCCGATACCGTCCGGAACTTGACGGGGCGCATGTTGCGGTTGCCTTGCTCGTAGGCGATGACCGCGCGCTCGGTGCGAGCCGCTGACCGCTCATCCAGAAGCTTGCCGCGAGCCATGGTCAGGACTCCAGCAGCACCGGTGTCCCAAAGCCGTCGGCCATCGTCGCCGTGAGGTAGAGCTGCGCGCCGTCTCCGTCACGAATAACACCCGGCGGTTCTCCTGGTGTCTTCGCCGTGCCGTCGGTATTCAGGGCCACCGGCTGCTTCACGGGCTTCTTGTCGTCGCCCATGATCGTCTTGCGATAGCCGCTGCCGCTCAACTCCATGAACCCGAGATCCCACGGCTTTGCGATCCAGCCGTCTCGGTTCAGCCTGAACTCCCATCGCGATTCGATGAAGTAGAGCGTGCCTGCGTCTTCGCTGCCGTCGAGCTTTGATATGCCGACCTTCTTCGCGCCCTTGTAGTAGCACTTCCACTTGTGAGGGCCGTAGCCTTTCCAGGTGTCGCCGTTAGTGCGGCCGGCGTAGGCAACCTTGGCGGCTTGCAGCGATGCCTCGTCCTCGAAGTATTTGGTGAGGATCAGCGTTTCCTCGTCGCGCTCTCGTTCAAGACCTTCAACGGGGTCGCCCGCCGCATTGAGGATGTCGTCGCCCGAAACGTCCCGGATAGCTGGCTCGATGACCGTCATGCCGGCTTCTTCGAGGACGTCCTCCGGAATGCCGTTCTCCTTGAGCGGCCTCTTCGGAACCGTGAACGTGACGTCGAGCCGCCATTTCTTCTTGTCGATCTTCGCAAGCTTGAACGCGACGGCCTTGAGGGCAGGTAGGTCGGGGTGAGAGCTGCCCCACGTGATGCCCATCGTCCCTGTGACGCCGGCCAGAATCGTCGCCTTGCTGTCGCCCTCGCCGTCGGTCGTGATCTCCCACGCCAGCGTGTCGACCATCGGCTGTCCGATCTCGCCGGAAAGCGATGTGCCGTCGTTCGTGCGTTCGTATGAAACCCACGCCATTACGCATCACCGAAGGCGTAGACGCCCTCGCCAAAGATGTTGTCGGTGTTCTGCTTGATCTGCTCGAGGACTGAGAGCTGCTTCACCTGCACGTCGCCAGACCCGCCGCGCATGATGCGGAACATTTCCGCGACGCCTTCCTTTGATCGCGACTCCACACCCTGCAACGCCTGGTTCACAGCGGCAACGGGATTGTCCTCCGCCTTGGACGTGATCTGGACGCCGGTTCGCCTCGGGTCGGCAGCGATTGCGGCGGCTTGGGCAGCGGCCCGTGCGTCGCGCACCGCTTGCTGGAGCGGGCCGGCGAGCGCCTTTCCGGCAGGATCAACCTGCTCTGGCCCAAACGCACGCTTCCACGCATCAGCCGCCTTTTTGTTGGCGTCGGTGATTCCCTTCTCGATCTCATCGTTGAAGGCCTGGGCGCCGGCAACAATCGAGTCGATGTCGGACGTATCAAAGCCGAGGTATCCACCAATGCCCTGAGCCAAGACCGCGAGGTCTTCAAACGTCTGCGAGAACAGCAGCACGATGTCATAGAAAATGATCTTCGCGTTCTGCCATATGCCGTCGAAGAATCCGCCGACGCGATTCAGGAAAGCGGTTACCGCGTTCCACTGATCACCCACGGAAGACACGTACGTCCACACGGTCGAGAGACCGGCGATCATTCCGTCGGCCACGCCCGCCACGTATTCAGCACCCGCTACGAGGCCGTCGCCTATCCGTTGCCCGATGTTCGCTCCGCCGACGTCCGCGATGAACGTCGAGAACTGATCTACAAACGTCGCCACGGTCGGGGCGAGGTACGCGACGACCTGGTCCGTGATGCCCTTCACCGCGTCGAACCCGCGGGCAAAGGAATCGTTCATCGCCTTCACGTCGGCCGCCTGCGCCCCCGTCAGGGCCAGGCCAAACGCGTCGGCATCCGAAGTGGCTGCCCGGATCGCACCGGCGCCAGCGTTGAACAGAGGGACGAGCTCCGCCCCGCCCTTGCCGAATAGTGCGATCGCGGCCGCCGACCGCTCCGCCGCCGTCGGGAGGCTAGAGATCGCGTCGGAGATCTCCGCGAACCGCTCGCCCGGGCTCTGGTTGTTGAGCTCGGCCGCCGAGAGCCCCAGAAGCTTGAATACCTCATTGGCTTCCTTCGACCCCTGGAGAGCCTTGACGAGCGTGACGTCGGCCTTCGTCAGCGCCCCGGAAAGTTGGTCGGTGCCAACGCCGGCACGCTGCGCGGCGAGCTCGAGGCCGGCCAGTTCCGCGTATGTGAGGTCAAGACGTGTCGCAAGGTCGGCCGTCGTGTTGATGGCCTTCGCCTCCTCAGCGCCAAACGACACCAGAGACCGAACGGTGTTCGTGACTTGCGACGTGATCGATGTGAAAATGCCAGCCAGGTTCAGGCCAATGAGGGCGTTCAGGCGGCTATTCACCCCCCCTAGCTCGCTCGTCATCTCTTCCGCCGCGTCGGCGCCATCTTTCATCCGGGCCGCAGCTGCAGCGGTCGCCCGCTGGTAGGTCTGCATGTCGATCGCTCCGACGCGCAGCAGGTTATCGAGGTCTTCGAGCTCGGCGGCGTACCGCTCCTCCGCCGTCATGTTCGCCCGCGCGACGGCTGCTCCTCGTTGGTGGGCCTCGGCCAGAGATGCAGAAGAGTCCGCAACGGCTTCCCCCGCAGCCGTAAGCGAGGAGAGAGATGACGACATGTCCTCCAGTGACACGATCGTGAAGTCTGTCGCCGCGCCGATGTCCTGCATTTGGGCAACGATCTCGTCGGCCATCCCGGCCACGGGATTCTCGAACTCGATCGATGCGACCTCGTCGGACACATCGCGGAGCGACCCGAGCGAGCCTGAGAGTTGATCCGCGGCCCTCTCCGCCGCAAGGAAGGCCTGAAGGGCCGCCTCGCGCTCCCGGGCCGCCGCCTCCTCAGAGAGGCCTCCGAGCTTGATGGCTTCCTTCAGGCGATCCAGACGCGCGAAGTAGTCCTCCGCGGCCGTCGTGTTCGCTTTCGTGATCGCAGCGGCGTTCGCCAGGGCTCGCGCCATCGCGTTCGCCTGATCCGTGACGCCCTGCATGCCAGCGGCAAACTGGTTCGAAGTGATCGAGCCGGCGGCGAACTGATCTCGGAGGCTGCCCGCTTCGGTAGTGAGACCGGTGAACGCAGCTCGAGCTGCGTCAGCTTGAGGCCCCACGCCCTCGAACGACTGCCGAGCGGCCTTCTCGATCGCCGCAAGGTCAGCCCGCAGAGAGTTTGCGTCACCCCCGAGAACCTTGAACGCACGACCAGCCGCCTGTGCCCCCGCGGTGAGACCGCTGGCGTTCGCGATGAACGACACGTTGACGCTGCCGATCTGAGCCATCACTCACCCGTGAGCCTTGCTTGTTGTCGACGGTGAATCTTGTCCAACTCGGCGTCGATCTCTTCCTGGGTCATTGGTCGGTTCGGGTCGTAGTTCGGGAGGAACGCCTCGAGGAATGTCTCGTCAACAGTCGCGCCATGTGCCTTAAGCAGGAAGAGCGTTTGCATCGCCGTTCTGTTCCAATCGTTTCCAAACGGCTCGACATTCCAGTACCCGAGCAGCTCGACGATCTCGTCGATCGGCACTTTCCGTAGCCACTTCCGCGGTCGCTTGACTCCAAGGTTGATGGCCAGCCGAAAGCACAACCGCTTTACGAGCCCTGACTGGCCTCGGAATTTCCCTCCGCGTCTTTGATGGTTTCGTCGCCGACCTTGAGCACGGTCTTCCAACAGTGCTTGTAAAGCCACATCACGACGTGCGGGGTCGTCTCGACAAGCTCTTTGCGGAGCGCGTCGGACTTGAGACGTTTACCGTTCTCATCGACCATGCACGTCGCAACGACGCGCGCCACGAGCGACGCGTCGGGGGTCTTGCCCTCCAAGGCCTGGACCTCCCGCACGAGCGAGATCCACTCCGACGTTGGCGGAGGCGCGAGGTACACCGACTTCGACGCGCCCGGTGGAGTGACCTCGATGTTCCGGCTTTCAATTTCCCCGAAAATGCTCATGCACTTAGCTCCAGTCTTCCCCTGTGAGAGTGAATACCGCCGTTCCGACAATGCGACCGCCGACCTCGGTGAACTCGTCGAAGTCTTCGAGCATGGCCTCGCGCGAATACGTCCCGGTCACCCGGACGACTGCAAGCATGCCCGTCGTGCCAATGTCCGTGTCGGCCCATGGCGGCGTTCCATAGAACGAGACATTCACCTGGCCAGGCTTGATGGCGACGCACTCTTGGCGGATGACAACGCGTGCAGCGGCGCCGGTCCCGACGACCGGAGAATTTACGCCCATCTTCTCGCGAATCACCGCAGACCCTGGCCGCCGCCTCCACGAGCGCAGCAATCCGAGCGGCACACTGGCGAACGATACCGATGAGCCTTGGCCTGACGGAGCCGACATTCATGCCTCCGCTCTCAGTCGTCAGGCGGGGTAGTCGCTGGTGTAGTTGGCCGACCACGTGCGAGACGCCCCCGTGTTGTTGTCGTACTCCGAATCCATGCACTTGCACGTCTTCGACTTGGCCGTGATCGTCGAGCCCACGACGGGCTTCGTGTTGAAGCCTTCCATCGCGACCGTGACGATGATTCCGTCGCCGCCGTTCTCGCCGTAGTCGGGCATTCCGTCGACGTAGACCCGCTCGCCGCCGTGTTCGATCGCGAGCGTTGACTCGTCGAGCTGAGGGGTGACGTTTGATCGACGCGCCACCTTCGTGGTGCACTTCTTGACGTTTGAGACACCGTAGGCCGTGAAGCCCTGGGACGATTCAAGCGTTGGCATGGATCACGAGCCCTCAGGTGGGTAGTAGGAATAGTTCGCGTCCCACGTGGCGTACTTGCCTGCCTCGCGGACCTCTTGATAGCTCTCACAGATCCAGCCTTCCGTTTCGGACGGATCGGTCACCGCAAGAACCGTGTCGCTTCGAATGAGGCCGGACGCCGTGACAACGTCGGTCGCCGTTACCTTCGCGGCCTCAACGAGGGGCGGATCGGCGTACTGCTCTTCGGTGTCCTCCAGGACAGTGACCTTCTCCTTCTTGGTCACGTAGGTCGTCTCGACCTCGCGATGCTTCACCTTCTGCACGCCAGCAGGTAGCGTGAGGCCGGAGATCGTTGGCAGCGTGGAGAGTGGCATGGATCAAATCTCTGCGAGGATTCGGAACGTTTTCATGACCGAGTACAGGGGCTTGTCTTTGCCGTTGACCGGAATGCCAGCGTCGTCCTGCTCACCCTCTTCAAGCGACACATGCACGTTACAGCCGAACCCCGACTCCGTCGCTCGGTGCAACGCGTCCTGAACGGCGGCCGCGGCAGCCTTGGCCCCCTCGTAGGTCATGACCCAAACTTCGATTGCCACCGACTTTTCGCCGTCGAGCTTGTTGTGCTCGAGGTCGGTCAGGTATTGGGCGTCTGTGACGCGGTACGTGGCGTAGGGCAGAACGTCGCCGTTCTCGTCCCTGGCCAGCACCTGCTCGCCGATAACCGGCGTGACACGGAACCCGAACCAGGCCGCGGTCCCCGGGTCAGACACGAGACGCCAGTACACCCACGCTTCGATCACGCGGCACCCCCGAGCTCGTTGATCGCCCGATCGAGGGCGGATGCCATCTCGGATTCCATGATTCCGGCGCACTGGGCGCCAGACGATTGGTAGGCCCTGAGCATCGGGCGCTGAGCTCGCATCGGCCTGGCTCGCCGAAACATCGCCTCCGACGGCCCGATCCATCCCGGAGGTCGCCATCCGCCGAGCGATCGCGTGGACAGCAGCCGGCCGTTCTTCGGCCGTCGCTCGTCTGTGCCAAATTCGAGCAGGTGCGAATGGAAGCCCTTGTTTCCGCGCTGGTCTTTCTTGGACACCGCGCGCCGATATCCGACTATGCCGAACACCGTGCCGGTCGCATAAATCTTCACCTTGTCGGCCACGGCCTCGCGGGCATTGCCGGTCGGGCCGTGTGGGGTATTGGCCAGCAGTGCCGCCTTCATGGGCCGCATGGATTCCTTCACCGCTTTCCCGAGGTAACGACGTCCGATGGTTCCGGGCAGCGCAAACAGCCTCGCGATGATCTCCTCATCGCCCTCGATGCGGACAGTGTTCGATCGATCGCCGCGGAACCCGCCACTACCGGAAAACGTCAGGCCGTCCATCACTGCACCTCCTCGATGCACGTGATCTCGTGTTCCTCATTTCGGAGACCGCGAGGCTTGATGCCCTGGATCCCCAGAATGCGAGTACCGAACCGCAGGCGATCGGCGGCTCGCACGTCGTGGAATGCGTCCATCGTCACCGTGTAGATGACGGTGGCCTGAACCCGGCCGTCCTGGTTCGACTCGCTCGAGACGACCGACTTCACGTTGGCCCAGATTGGCTGACCGATCGCGGCCCACGCGTCCGACGTCGACTTGTTCTCGCCGAGACGCGTCGGCTTTTCGCGGAGTCGCTCAACGGTCACCAACTGATTCTTGAGCCCGGCAGGCGTCGGCATGGATCACCTCCCGAGGCAGATGACTTTGTACGGCGTTCCCGCCGTTCCGGTGACGACAATGTTCTCCGCCGGCCACCCCGCGATCGCGTTTGTCTTGATGCCAATGTCGCCACGCGTAACAGTCCCTGGAAGCGGGCCACCAGTCAGCACGACATCCGCGTCTCCTTCCTCGTCGAACGATGCAAGGTTCTGGACGACGATGCGGGTGATCTCCGTCAGCTTGCCCGTCACGTCCAACGTTGTGCCTTCCTCGCCCGCTTCGACCGCTCCCGTGGCCGCGAAGACCTTCGTGCCTTCCGACCCGATGCGCTCGTCGTAGTCGGCCGGGTAGACCGTAATCGCCGGGAACACACCGTCCGTCTTCTCCTGGACGGCCGCGTGCAGGGAGATATGTGCGGCAACCGTCATGCGTAGCCCTCCACGGAACGGTGGCCGATGAGCTCGTCAACCATGAACGGGATCTTCGCGAGCGATGAACTGCCGACCGCCTCGCGATTGAGGTACATGTGGGCAGCGAGAGCCAGGATCGCGTTGCGATACCTGCGCGGGACCGACTGCCCGGTCGCACCGTATCCGGCCCAGTACGTGATTCGGTACGCAGCCTCGCGGGACGATGGAAGCGGCCAGTCAAAACCAACGTGGCGAACGATCCCCGGCATGGAACGCCGATCGACTGCGTAAAGGCCGGCGTCGACGGTGGCCCACTCGGTAGCCGAGGTGGCGTACTCGACGAGCACCGTCTGCCTGCCGTCCGTCGGGGACATTGGCGACCGAGGCAGCCGGATTTCCCCAGCGGCTTGCCAGTCGTCGAGCACGACACAGATCTTCGTGTCGATGAGGCAGAGCCCCTTTCGGGCCTCCACATACTCGCGTGCGGCCTGGATGTGGCCCTGGAGCAGGTCGTCCTCCGCATCGTGGCTGACGCGGCACTGGGCCTTGCCCTCGCGCAGGGAAACCGGTTCGACCGCCGGCTGTTCGAGCACGTCGATGGAACGGTATCGCTTCGACGGCCGCCCGATGTAGGAGCGAAGCATCACGCCACCCTTTCGCGCCAGGGCAGGCGGGGCGGCCGAGCATTACCTCAACCGCCCCGCCTGGGGCATGGCGTGCCTTAGAAAATCAGGATCACGATCCTTCGTCTTCAGCCGTCGAGATGACGACAATCGGGCCGGCCTTCGTGTCGTCCCCGAGGCCGTGGTTCTTGATGTCGAACCGCGCCGTGGTGATAGAAAGCACCTCGTCGCTCGCCATGAGGAGCTGATCGCTGGTCTTGTAGGTCAGATCCCGACGCATGCCGAGAATCGACCCGAGCCGGAGGTCGCCGAGGATGAACTTCACCTTCCCAGGGTCGGCCCCGAGGGTGTTGTCCATCACGTTGACGAGCTCGACCGGGATGCCGCCGAACGGCTGAGCGAACCCGTTCGAAACATCGTTTCCGGTGTTCCCCTGCTTCTTGAACTTGATCCGCTGCATGCTCGCGGCATACACGGCCGGCGAGCAGTACCAGCGGAGATTCGGAGTCCAGGCATACTTCGGAAGGCGAGCCATCGCGAAGATGAAGTCGTCCTCGTCGAAGTCCTCGACAGCGTCGGCAGCGGCGAAGTACACGCCCTTGCGGACGTTGCCGGAGTGGAGCGTCAGCATCGCCGGGATAAGCCCGAGGATGCCTTGGTAGTCGCCTTCCGTGTCGCCGTCACCGTTGAAGCCACAGTCGTCGATGCCCTCGGCAAACGCGAGGCCATGCTCGTAGACCGTGTCGGAGCCGATCTCGATGATCGAGTCCTCGCTGAACTCGGTCGAGTACCGGTTGTCGACACCGAACTTCTTCGCCGACAGCCGAACCTTGTCCCACTCTCGGTTGGACTGCGTGGTCGCGGCCAACTGAGCCATGGGCTTCATCTTGAGGCCCTTGATGCGACGCGGCTCGTCTTGCTCGCCGCTCTTCATCGGCTTGAGCCGAGCGTTTCGGCGGAACACGCCGTGTTCGTCGATAAACTTGATGATCTCGTCCGACAGAATCGTCGGGATCACGTCGGCGTCGTCCTCGGTGTTCTGAGCTCGCTTGAGGAGCCCGTGCTCCTTGCAGTACTGCCGAGCCCGCGCGTTCCCACCGAACGTCGCGAGGGCGATCTGACCGCACTCGAACGCACGCTTTTCGGCATCCACCCCGGCGCCGAAAGCCTTGATCTCGCCGCGCGTCGGGCGGGCAAACTTCCGATCCTCGGCGCCAGCGTCCTGGCGGCCGCGAGCCTGGAATCCGTCGGATGCCCCGCCGTCCTCCAGGTCCTCACGATCGTTGGCGTCATCATCACCACGGCCGTTGGAGCGGCCTTCGCCCTTGAGCTTCCGCACGGACGTGATCGCGTTCTTTCGCATCTCGAGCTGCTCGGCAGCGATCTTGCGGTTGCGGAGCACCTGCTTCCACAGCTTCTGGGCCTTGGCCTGTGCCTCCTCGATCATCGAGGAGCGAGCCTCCGCGTCCTCGGGCGACTCGTCATCGGGGGCCGCTTCGCCCTCGTCGATCATGACCTTTGCCTCGGCAACGAGCTCCGCGATCTGAGCGAGAATCGCGAGAGTCTTCTTCGAGTCCGTCGGCTGGGTGGAAGTGTCGAGTCCGGCGTCGGCAGTTGCGGCCACGGTTTTGGCTCCTCAAAGGTGTTTCAGCGAGGCCGTTTGCCTCTGCCTTGCACCGTAAGACCGCTCACCGCACTCCGTCGCTCAGCGAGTGTTCTATGACCGGTGCCGCGCTTCCGCCTCACGGATCACGCAGCGGCACAGTCCACCCTTGCACTTCCGGCACTCGAGGTATCGAAGGCGATAACCGCCCCCCATCGGACGGCTTGTGGCCGTCCGGAGCTTGGCACCGCAGCCGCGGCACACTTCGCCAGACTTTTGGTTGTCACTTGCCACGAATGAGCCTCGACAGCTCGGCCTGCCTGTGCTTGAACCTCGACAGGTCCGGGCGCTTTCGCACCTCCTGGAATTCGTGAATCTCGCGGTCAAAGGACCGCTTCAGGAGGCTGAGGTCGCCCTCGCCGTAAGCCGGAAAAGTGCATGGGCCAACGTCGAGGAGCAGCTGAGCGCGGAAGATCGTCTTTACGCTGCGGCCCTCGGCGTCCTTCGACCACCCGAAGTCGCCGTTCCTCTTCCCAGGCTTGTAGAGGAACGACGATCCGCGAACGATTCCTGCTTCGATATTCGTGATGAGATCACGAGCGTATGTCGTGTCCTGCAGCGGATGCTCGTAGTACAGGCCGTAATCGTCCTGCAGCAGCGTGAGAGTCTTCGGGTAAGCCGCCAGCGGCATGTCGTCGTTGTGATTCAGCACCGACTTGGTCATCAACGAACGCTTCCCCTGGTTTGCCTCGTCGACCATCCAGAAAGCGCCGGGAGCGATTCGCTCGACGTACGGCCCAACAGCGCCGTCGAGCGTGTCTGTGTTCCACGGCACGGCGTAGGCACGAAGAATCACCTGCTCGACGCCGTTGACCGAACGACGCTCAAGCCGAAGGAGCTTCTCAGGATCCTCGTTCGCGTTTTCGAAGTTGAAGAATCGCCGCTGAAATCCGTTCATGGCTGGGCCTCCTGGTTATCGGTGGGCGGAGCGGTTTCGATTGGCGCCGGTTCTTCGATCGGCTTGGCAATTGCACCGTCGGCCATACGCGAGGCGACCTCTTCGGGGATCGTCGGGAACGCCGAAGTGATGACCAGCGTTGCGGCTTCCTTCGTGATCGTGCCTTCGGAAATCTGCCGCACGACCTCCAGCAACGCTGTGACCTGCGCCCCATTGAGCGCTAGCGAGGCCACGTCCACCCCACCGATGGTCTCCGGCGTGGCCTGGTCTTCCGCCGCCGGCTCGGCCGACTCTGGTGCAGACGGTGCGGCCAGCGGCTCGGGCTCGTGCACCGCATCCACGGTGATGACCTTCACCCCACCGACCATCTCGTCCACGAGTTGCTTGTCGAGCTGCGGGAACGCAACGGCGAGAACGGCCCGCGCCCCGTGGCTCGTGAGCTTCCCGGTCGCGATATCGTCGATGACTTGGAGAAGCGTCGTCACCTGCGGCTTGTCAGGCTGCGCCCCAGGAACGGTTCCGGCAACGATGGCGGTAACCTCTTCCGCGGACAGCATCGGATTCTGGACCGAGAGCAGCACGCGGGCCGCATCCGGTGAAATGCCACCAGCGGCAAGGCGATCGAGCACCGGCTCGATGTTCTCTGGGTTCGCGGCCTGTCGCCTGGCCAGCGCCTCCAGCGTGGTGTAGTTCGCCGGCACAAGGTGCACGTCGCCGCCGGCTACCGGGTTCCTGCCGTCTTTGGCTCGCTCCTCGTTGACGCACGTGATGCCGGTGGACACCCCATCCTTCGAGACACCCATGCGGGACGTTGCATCGCCACGCTCGAGCTCGTCGAGGTTGAACCGAACGAAGTGGGTCGACGGGTCGAGGACCAGGCTGCGGACAAACGCCTGCTCGAAGCGATTCGCCCGCGGGCCGATGGTGTAGTTCCGAAAATCGATTGCCCCCTGTTCGACGGTCGCGTACTTGAGATTAGAGAACAGCTGAACCATGTGCGGAGGAACGCGCATAATCGCGCAGACGCGGCCTGTTTCGAACTCCAGCGCCTCGGTGAACTGTGAGTCCTGGTTGCTGGCGGCACCAAACTCCCGGGCCTTGATCCCGCGATCCATGACCGCCGTGCGGTTGGAATTCTCCGGGCCACGATGAATTCGCTCCCACGCATCGCGCAGCGACACGATGTCCTCGTCCAAGAGCTCGAGGTCCGTCTCGATGATGACGCCGGGCCTGGCGCCGTTCGAGAAGAACTTGCTGGCGTGCCTCTCCATCGCCCGGCACAGCGCTATCGTGTCGCGGCCGAGCTCCAGAAGTGGTTGCCCCTTTCGCTCTCCAAACCGATTGGTGACCGGCATGAAGTGCATCCAGAACATGTCCTCCTGGCCGTAGATTCCGGTCGAACCGTCATCGTGAACCACATCGAACGCCAGCTCGCCGTTCCGCATAGGAACGCATCGGACTTGCGTCGGATGCAGCGGATCAAGGGCCATGATGGTCCCGTCCGGTCCTTGAATGAGACGCGCGTAGCACGCCCCCCACAATTCGAAGTTCGTCACCATCCGCTCGAACCATTCGCTTCGCGTGAGCGACGGGTGTATCGAGGTCGAAAGCAGATCGTCGATCCAGCCCGGCTCTCGCAGCGATCCGCCGCCTTCGATCCGGCGGTAGTGATGGAGGTCGAGAACCCCCATCGTTTCGCCAACAACGCGGGTGCACGAGAAGAACGCGGCCGTCCGCATCGCCGTTTTCTCGGTCACTCGCACACCGGCAGACGAGATCCCGAAGTCGTCGTCCTCGTCAATCCACCGCTTGACGTCTTGGTTGTCCGCCGATCGCCGGGAGGCTTGACCAAACGAACGGATGCGCGGCACCGAGATAGCGTTGCGGGAGATCATAGCGCGTGAATCCTCGGGCGAACCTTGGGCTTCTCCGGCTCCTGCCCCGTTTCGCTCCAAGCACCGAAGGCCATGCACATCGCGAGCGGTCCGTCGACTCGAAGCGGGGAGTTAAGCTTCGGCTTGAGCGGACGGATGAGACCTTCCGCGTTCATCTTGACGGCGACGTTACCCATTTGCCGGCTTAGCGCTGGAGACGTGTGTCGGATCGCTCGTTTGGAGATCAGCGTCTCGATCAACCGGCACGGAGCGTTCATCCCCGCGTAGCTTTGCGGGTACTTCTTCACAGGCAGGCCTGCACCATCAAGTTGGTTGGTGATGTGCGTCGCGTTGTGTGGGTCGACCGCGATCATCTTGATGGTGTATTTGCGGTTAAGCGCTTCGATGTCGCGTCGGATGAAGTCGTAGTCCGTGACGGCGCCAGGCGTCAGAATGACAAAGCCGTCTTCGGCCCATTGTCGGTACTCACAACGATCCCGTCGCTCGCGATCGTCGACCAATTCCTCTGGTAGGTAGATGCGGCACCACACGTCGAAACCGCCTTTCTTGTCCGGGAAAATCGCCACGACGGCGGTCGTGTCCTCCGACCACGCGAGGTCCACGCCGATCCAGCACTCGGCCTTGTCCGCGAGCAGCATCTCGGCGATGTAGCAGGCGGCCCACTCTTCGGGCGGTATCCAGCGGCTGTCGGCGGCGCACCACACGTTCAGGCTGTACCGCAAGAAGCGGGCCATCTTCCGCGGGTCGGTTAGAGCGTCCTTGTAGTCGTCGGCGAACTCGTCCTCCGGGAACGTGACGCCCATGCACGGGTTGACGCGTCTCCACAACGCGGGGTCGCTAAAGTCGTCGGTATCCTTGGCCGCGTAGATTTTCCCGTAGAAGTTCGGAATTGCCTCAGGCTCACGCGACACGATCTCACAGTCTTGCCACCACTGCCAGCCGACTCCGGACCGCTCGGAACCGGCCGTGGATATCCCGAGCACGAGGCCGTTTGGCGTGGCTCGATTTGCGTAGACCAGCGCGTCGATCAGGTCGTGTGATCGGTGGGCGTGAATCTCGTCGATCACGACCTTTCCGTTCAAGCCTTCCTGCCTCCACGAGTCGGAGGAAAGGCATCGGTACTCGTTGCCGTGCTCCTTATTGACGATCGTCGAGGAGCTTTTGACGACAGTGAGGATCTGAGAAAGCGCGGGGCTCTTCTGGATCGAGCGGGCCACCATGTTGAAAATGATCTTCGCCTGGTTGCGGTCCGTAGCCGCTCCGAACACGTCTGTGAGCGGGAAGTCGGCGGTCATGAAGAACGTGGTCAGCCAGCTCGTGAGACTGCTCTTCGTGTTCTTCTTCGGGACGAAAAGCCCGCCTCGTCGGAACCGTCGCCTGCCGTCCGGGCGTTCCCACCCGATCAAAGGGTAGAACACCTCGTCGGCGTGCCACCGCATAAGCCGAACAGGCGAGCCCCACCGAGTCTTGCCGGGAAGCCGGCAAAACCGCTCGATGAATTGGCACGCCCGCTCAGCCGCCTTGCCGTTCCAGACGTAGCCGTCGAGGAACTCGGGCCGCAGTCGTTGCTCATCCGGCGTCCAGAGTCGTCTCGTCCAGCCAAGCTCGGACACTGTCAGCTGTCTCCCCGTGGTCCACGTTGATCGCCGTGCGAGAAGAAGGTGTCAGGCCGAACTGCTGACCAAGGCGGTCAAGTTGCTGGCCGAGCTTCTGGAACATCACCGCGGCCGGCGTGCTCTGCATGTACTTGACCTTCCCGTTCGCATCGCGGAGCACGAGCACATCGAGGCCGCGACGGCATTGGTCGAGGTACTTCACGTACATCTCGTGAAGCACGCAGTACCGACCCAGGGCGTCAACGTCCGCCGACGTCATCACCTTCATGCCCTGGATGATGGGCAGCATCTCGCCCCACTTCTCCAGGGCCGCTCCCGTCAGCCACACCGGCGGCTCGATGTCGCCATCGTGCGGGCGAGGCTCGCGCCGCACACGGTCGTCGAGGTTCTCCTTCGACGCGTTTCCGCTGGCGATTTTGAGCGTCGTGGGCTTTGGCGGTGGACCCCGCTTTCCCATAGGTTCCTCCCTTAGCACGCGTGACGAAACGGGATGCCAAGCAGGTCCGGCCGGAATGCCCTCGGTGGGCTCATCGAAGGCTCAAAGGTGGCCGCCCTCTCGTCCTGCGCGACCTTGTTTTCAAAGTGCCGCGGGATGTCGGAAAGGACTCGCTCCATGAGCGACAGCCCGATCGGAAACAGCCGTTCCCTCCAAAGCCGCTCGGGCGTGTCATCGCCGTACACCCAGCACCATTCCTGAGCGGCGATCGGGCCTCCGTCCATAACCTCGTTCAGCCAGTAAATGGATCCTCCGGCGATAGGGTCTCGCATGCGCACGGTCCAGCGAACTGCATCGCGGCCCCTGTGCCTGGGGAGTAGGGACGGGTGGTAGCCGAACGCTCCGTACCTCGCCCTGTAGCGGGTTCGCTGCCCGATGAAGTCGTGCGAGTGCGCGGCGACGATCGCGTCAACGCCTTCGGGAACCTTGTCGTGCGTCAGCGTTCCGGACGGGATGCAAGGGACCCCGAAAACTCCTGCCGCCTCACGCGTGCGGTCAGGCCCGTCGCCCTTAGAGTTTCCGACCGGGCAGCAGCAGCCGACGACATCGTGCCCCATGCCGACGGCGAGCCGAAGGACACGTGCGCCAAACTCACGCTGGCCGCATATGTAGAGGCGCATCCTAGGCACAGCCGACATACTTGAAACCCTGGACCGCGCGGAAGTGGCCGCCGTAACCGGCAGTGACCGCTCCCGACTTCTGCATGCTTCTCCGGCTCCTGGCCTTATTCCCGCCGGCGAGCACCGCGCTCACCTGCCTCCAGCCGGGCGACTTGCGCAGTGCGTGGCACAGGCCTGGGTGCGACGTATGGAAGAAAACGCAGCGCGGGCGACGGCCGTATGGGCCGCGGCCATCGATCTGCATTTGGCACACCTCGTTCAAGAAGCGAACACCGACGCCGGCCCCTTGCCACTCGGGCATCACGACCATGCGACTCGCGCGCATACCTCCCACCTCGAGCTTCGGGGAAACCCCGAGGTGGCACACGGGCTCCCCGTCGACGAACCCGACGTAGTACGTTGCCGCGATCATCGATGGCAGCCTCAGATAGTAATGCGGCTCAAACAGGTGCCAGTAGCGCTTGTCCGTCTGCCATATCTCGAGGTCGAACTTTGGCCGTCGCCAAAGACGCCTCCCGGCGTATTGGCCGCTTGAGGTGTCGTAGACCCAGTCCGGCTCCAGCCAATCGATCACGTCGTAGTGACAAGAGAGCAGCACGCACTTCCCGCCGGTTCGACGCCACGACTTCTGGAAGGCCAGCGCACCGAACCTGGCTATTTGCCTGTCCACGACCGAGGTGAACTCGTCGACCACAACCTTCGGCGGTGCCTCGCACACGAGCCGAGCGAGGTTCGCCCGAAAGCGCTCGCCGTTCGACAGAACGTGGAACGGGCGCAACCACGCCGGAACGCTTCCAAGCCCGACAGACGCAAGAGCGCCCGTCACCGCGTCGAAGTCGCCACCAGGGGCAATCGCATCAACGATCGGCTTGTCCGCGGGCCAGTCCGACGGGTCGTACACCGCGCCGGCGTCGCCGAATATCTGCTTTCCGATCGAGGTCTTGCCGGAGCCGGACGGGCCTACCACAAGCCCGAGTTTCCAATCGCTGTCATCTATGGGGAGATCGGCGTCGAGCGTGAAGTCGCAGCCGCTCTCCGCGTTGAAGAGGCTTTTCACGCGGGCGGCCCGGTACGAGTTGAAGTCGGAGCACCGATTGCGGACGGCGATTTTCATACGACCACCACCTTGCACTCCAGCCCCTCGGACGTCAGGCGATCGTAGATCTCCTGCTGGTGCCTCTCGTCGCGACACACCACGGTGACGCCGTACTGCTGCTCGTATTGAAAGTCCGACTCTTGCGGGCTCGACGCGTCGGCATCGGCGAGAAGGCCAGCGTCTTTTGCCATCCCGGCGTACATCTTCTGCAGCCCTTCGCTGCCTGTTTCCACCTCGCGGAGCAGCTCGCCGATCGCCTCTGCGTTCGCCTCCGCCATCGCGGCGAGCGGGTCAAGGGACAGGAGCAGCTTGTCAGCCTCCTCTTCGTTCAGGTCGAGGACCAGGACCGGCACCTCAAGGTCGGGTGTCGTCTCGGCCCGCAGGTGACCGTCGATCAGCATCAGCCGACCATCCGGCAACTCCCGCGCGAGCAGGGCGTCCGCGTACCCGATCTCGGCGAGGATCCCACGGAGCGCGGCGGCCTGTCCGGCCGGGTGCGTCCGCCAGTTCCTGGGGTTCGGCACCAGGTCGCCGGCACGAACGCTCGCCAGCCTCACCACGCGGTTTCGGATCGTCCCGGTACTCACTCCACACCCCCGGCAGGCACCCCAAGGGCAATCCAAACACCACCGACGAGGAGCCGATCGGGTGGCATGGCAGGGTCCACAACGACGGGCCACCGCACGGCCCCAGACGCCGTTTCACCCGGGGATTGCGAATTCGACCCCCCCCCCTCGAAAACTCCCGGTCGCGTGCGTGCGGCAAGCAGGTGGTTTGGATTCGTGGGGGCTTTGGAACTTTGGAAGCCCCCCCTGGGGTCGGCCGGAATTCGTTTCCCTCCGGCGTTCTCGGCTTGCGTCTTGCGGCTGTGGCATCGGATGCAGCGGCACTTACCGTTCCGCACGTCGTACCTACTGGACCCGTCCTCGCAGTAGTCAGTCCCCTGCACGATCGGGCTGACGTGGTCAGCGTGCGCCTCTGCCTTGTCAGTGCAGACCCGGCCGCAATCCTGGCATGTCCACTCATCCCGTCGCAGGACAGCGAGCCGCCACTCCCGATGCTTGCGACTGCAGTACCCGCGGGCCGCGGCACTGGGGCGGCGGCGGGGCTTCGGCACGCTGACGTAAGGGAGCTTGCGCGGCATCAAGCCACCTGCCTTTCGGGTCGTGGCGATAGCCCGGTGACCCTCGCCACCAGCAGCTCGAGGGCGGGCCAGAAGCCGGCGCGCGATAGCAACGGGTTGAGCCAGTCGCTCATGGTGCAGTAGTTCCGGTCGAACGGCCGCCGGTGGTGATCGGCGTGCTGCTCCGGTGATTGGAAAATGCCGATGAGCTGCAGACCGCGGATCGGGCGCACGCATCGCTGGTGAGCCCAGGCATGGATCTCGTTCGCCTGGGAGAGCATGAGGAACGTGACCGCCAGGAATGCCGAGCCGGCCAGCCACGCCATCCCGGCGGCAGCCGCCGCCGGCACGAGCGTGGTCCAGTTGCGTTGCCAGTAGCCACCCGCGGTGAACGCCATCTGGTCCCGATGGTGGAGGATGTTCGGCTCGATGACGTGACGGCCGATGACGGGCCATGCTGGGTCACCGTAGCGGTCCTCAATCCAATGCACGACACCCGAGAGGAAGTCGGCGACCACCCAGGCAGCAAGTGCGTAACCGAGGTCGATGTTGATATCGATGGCCATGTGGTTGGGCGATCAGGGGGCGTGTGTGCCCTCGACGGCACGCTTCTCGCGATCGGCCGTGCGGGCGTTCAGCACACCGAGGGCCGCAGCCAGGAGATCGATGGCTGTCTCGTTCGCTTCGCAGGCGAACTTGGACGCCTGGTAGAACTCCAGCCGATCCTTGGCCGCAGCGATGATGTCCTCGATGAACGCCCCGTTTGGCTGCTTCCGCTCCTCGCCACGACCGAGCGGACCGTTCTGCCACCCGATGGCAAAACCTTGACCGAACGTGGTGCCACCGGATGGGTTGCCGTTGGCATCGGTGAAGTGATTCGAGACGGCCGGCGAACGCATTCGATCGAGCCTCGTGGGTGAAGGTGCTCCCCTTCACCCTAAGGCGGCCGCGGCCATCCCGTCGCTCATCTCGACTTGCCGAGCTGGCGTTGGAGGTGCGGGTGGCTCATGGTTGTTGGTTTCCGGTCGCCACGGCGTCAGCGATCTGGTCTTCCATGGCGTCAGGCATGGGTCACACACTCACGGGCAGTTGCATCATCCCCGTCAAGCTCGCCGACGCATCGCTGCCGAGCAGCTCCGCGACGCGGGCCTCGACCTGGGCCTGGGTGTAGTCTCCGGCCTCGTCATACGCCTCGCCTTCCCAGAGCGTCAGCGGCTTCGGAAACGAACGAACGGGCCGGCCATCCTTGCGACCCATGAGACTGACCCGAGCAATCCGACGAACAACGTCGTCGATGATCGTGATGCCGAGTGAGTCGATTTCAACCGTCGTGAATGTCTTGGTGGTGCCGTCCCTTTTGGTGCGTGACGGTGGCGTGATCGAGACAGGATTAGCAAGATTCATGCTACATAACTCCAAGGATCGACGAGCCGTTGATGCCGCGAGGGACGACGAAGCCCTCTGTTGGTTTGCCGTAAAGGTTCGAGCCACGAATAAGGAAGACGCGACCGTTGACGAAGCCCTCAGTGTTATACGTAGGGTTGATTAGATCGACGCTGCCATTCGCGGATGTCGGATGCAGCAGATAGCAATCGCCGTTGATCGTGCCTACGTTGTTGGTGAACTCGCCGCTGAACACGCAGTCGCCGTTGACGGTGGTGTGGAAGTTTACGCCGCCCTCGCCACTGAACTCACAGTCGCCGTTGATGATGGCTCCGTACGCACCACCACCCTCGCCGTTGAACACACAGTCGCCGTTGATAGTGAAGCCGAACGCGGGACCGCAGCCATCCCCGCTGAACGAAAAAAGCCCAGCTGTCGCGTCGATGGCGAACTCGCCCCACTCGACCTGCATGTCAACTGACGCGACCACGAACGGATCGCCGCTGTTTACATAGACGCTCGCCAGGAAAATGCAGTCATCATTGACACCCGGAAGCGCGTCGGCCTGAACTGTGCATTCAGCGTCCTCCCACCAGTTTTCTAGGGTGGCTACGTCGCTGTCCTCTTCCGCGTCGTTGAAGTAGAGAGTGGCCATTTGTCAGTACCCCGGCACGAATGAAACGACATCCCACTCGCTGCGACCGGCGTGATACTTGATCGCGAGGTAATCGCACGCGCCTTCGGCGGTTGACCACGGCAGCGGGCTCGACGCAGACGAGGGGATCGTGATGCTGCCGCCGAGCGTGACGGTCTTGCTGCCGCCGCTCCCTTGGGTCACGCGGAACAAGATGACCTGCCCGTTCACCGGCGTGCCGGACGGGTTCGCGAGCGTGATATTGCCGGAGGCCGTGAGGTCGTAATCCACACGGGCGTTGGCGTCTGGTGTCACGGTGCCAGAGATGGTGCCGAGGGCGGTAACGACTTTCGGCGCGGGCGAGAACGTAGAAGGCACGTTCGCGAGGTCGCCGTAGTCACCCGAGAAAAGCGACGGAAGATTGTCGAGATCGTTGTAGTCGCCAGTCGTGGCGACCGTCGAAAGCCCGCCGACAAGCGACGCGGAAATCGACGACCGAGCCTTGAGATCGGCCGAACCGCCCTCGACCACCATCACGAAATCCGCCTCGGGCTGAATCTCATCAAGGAACGGCTGCCACTTGCCGTCAGCGTTGATGTTGCCGTGGGTGTGAGTTGCGAGCCCAGTGTCGGTGTAATCAATCGCTGCCGCGAGGGCGGCGTTTGCTTTCGTGGTTGCGTCGGCAGCGGCCGCGGTCGCGACGGCCGTGTCTGCGGTGGCCTGGGCGGTTGAGACGGGCTTGTTCACGTCCGACGTGTTGTCGACGTTGCCGAGGCCCACCATAGACTTCGTGACGCCCGAAACCGTCCCCGTGAACGTCGGGTTGGCGATCGGGGCCAGCGCCGCGAGTTCATCCGCGAGCCCTTCGATGTCCTCAATCGCGATAGGGCCGTCGCCGCCGGCGTATGGCATGTCATTCCACGCCGTCACGCCGTCGCCGATCTTGACACGGAAGACCGTCGATTCCTCGTCGCCCTCGATCGCGATCACACCGTACCCGAGCACCGGGTTGTCAGCAGTGAACCCTGCCGCGGTGTTTCGCACGTGGTCGAACGTGACGCGCGTCGTGAATGTGGTCGGCGTTGGCATGGATCAGGACTCCCCGACTTGGCTGACGAGCTCGAGCACCAGCGGCGACACGAGGCCACCGGAAACCGTGAGCGATGAGATGGCTGGCTCGCCCTGGTCGCCCTTCGGGCCTTCGATGCCGATACCCGCCGTGGTGGGCGTGATCTTTGGGGCCGACAGCGAGGGCGTCACCTTCGGCGCCGTGACCTTCGGAACCACCGTCGCGATGTGGAGATCGGTGATGGACGTGCTCACGGCGTCACCTCCACGTAGCCGCGGATGCCGGTCGTATCGTCATCGAGCCGCATAGCCCAGACGTACGTGCCGACCACGAGCGTCGCGGGGAACGTCACGTTGATCTTGCCGGCCGACGCGTCTGTCACCTGAGACGTCAGCGTGTCGATCAACTCGCCTGTGACGGTGCTCAGGAGCACGCACACCGGCGTCCTGCCGGTGAGGTCAAGCGGCCAATCGACCTCGACCGTGCGAGTGTCGCCGGTTCGGTAGACCACGTCCTGCCGGCCCGGGGAGAAGTCGGCGGCTGGCATCAGTCCCCCTCGCGAACGAGCACGGAATGGGTTGGATCGTCGGCAGGCGCCTCGAGCGGCAGAGCATCAACGGCTGGAGTCGGCTCCCTGCGGTCGCACGATGTCGCAAGGCATACGACGCAGCACGTGACCGCAGCGGCCCTAGCCACATCGCTCAGGTAGGCGACCATCGAGGGCACGTCAACCTCCCCTGCACATCATCACGATGTTGCGGACGATCCACACGACGAGCCCGATGATGATCAGCGTGACGATCAAGAGAGGGCCTCCGATGAAAAGCCACCAAATGGCGCTCAGGCCGCTGGCGATACCTTGGCCGAGGTTTCTGAGCCTGTGGCCGTCGAAACGTTTCCGTTCTCCAGCCGGCTCAGGAGCTGCGCCAATGCTTGGTCCCGTGCTCGAGCTGCTTGCCTCGCTTGGTCCCGACGTTCCCGCCCGGCTTGCAGAGCCCTCAACCCTGCCGGTAGCACAAACACCACCGCGAGCGTCGCGATCACCGAGAGCAAGACCAGCACCACCGTCGAGAGGCCCGCTACTCCCGCCATTGGCGACGGGGGTGGAATCAGCGGCAGGCCGTCGGGAAAAACCACCGGTCCCACGGGAACAGCGTCATCGACCTTCGGAGGCGGAGACCACGGTGGGTCGTAGCCCTTAAAGGCGGTCGAAGCCGGGTCCGGTGCCGACTCCACGCGCGAGACGTATCGGCGCACAGCGTCCGTGATCTGCCGAGCCAGCTTCTCGGGATCGCCACCGTATCCACCCTGGTAAACCACGGTCTTCGGGTCGCCGTACTTCCCGTTCCTGGGCGGCTGGACGATCACGGTCGGATAGCTCGTGACCTTGATCCCCTCGAACCGGAAGGCCTGGCTCTTATCTTCGCGCGGGTAGACCTGGTAGTGAGCCCACGACCGCTTGGGGTTGTCGGGGTCCGCGAGAGCGAGAAGGTGCTGGCTCGTCTTCCAGTCGGCCTTGAGCCGCTCACATGGAGCGCAGGCCTGCATCGTGAGGACTGAAACGAACCACTTCCCGGAGTCGTCATCGGGAGTCGACATGGCCTCGACGAAGAGATCGTCCGAGTTTTGTCGGATTCCATCGACGTGCTGCACGGTGTCGCCAAGGCGGAGCACCTCCGCAACATCAACATCGGCGGGCTCTTCGCAGCGCCCGGTAGCCGCCAACATCGCGGCGATCATCCCCACAATCACAACCCTGGGCCAGATCATCGTTGCACTCCTTGAGTTACCACCACTGGCGATACGACGGCCGCTCGGGGTGGGGTGGGTAGTCGAGAATCACGCACCACTGGCCGCTCGCGAGATGGAGCCGCCGAAATGCCGCTTCGTCGTACTCGTCGATGCGGCTGGTCGAGTTGTTGTTGCAGACGTACCAGCGGCCGGCGGCCGGGTCGTATCCTGCAAGGGTCTGGAAGTGAGCGGTCCCGGCACCGATCGCACACGGCCGACCGGTGGCGGCGGACCACTTCATCCAGTCCCACGTGGGCGTGCCCGTCACGTTGTAGATGCGAATGCCTCGCCGGCGGGAGTACTCGGCGACGCGTGAAGGCCACGACCCACCACGCTCCGCGGGTCCGTACTCGGTATCCCAGAGGAGAGTCGCCGCGGATGGGATGTTCTGATCGACGCCGCACATGCCGATCGAGCACTGAACGCACGAGCCGTCCGGGTTGCGGAACCATGCCCGCAAGTCCTTGGGAAGGTCCATCGCCAGCCGCGGGTCGCGCGGCTCGGTCTGCTGGGCGTAGCCAGCGCCGATGCAGCAGAGGGCAACCAGGGCGATGATGCAGACGCGGATCATGCGGCGGGCTCCTTTCTGACGAGCTCGAGGATCTGCTCCATGGTTCCCGCGGCCGACGCGATCACGAGCGCACGCACGGCCGGCCGGACAAACAGCCAGAACGGGTAGACGACGAGCGGGATGCACTTGTCGGCGATCGTGTCGAAGAGCCGGCCGACGAGCTCGAGGACGGCCCGCTTCTTCTCGGCGCCGTCCATGCGAGCGACGGTGTCAAGAAACTTCGTCGCAAGCTTCATCAGCGAGGACGAAAGCTCACCGAACTCTGACCACGTGAGACCTTTAGCGGACACCTGCCTGGCGTTCTGGACGAAAGCCCAGCCCTTGTCGTAGATGTCGCCCGGCGTGAGAAACCCGGCCTCGGGGATCGTGACGATGGTTGTGGAGACGTCGCTCATGTGAAATCCCTCGCGTGCCGGGCATTCTTCGGAGCCTATCGACGCGCCCAGCACTCCGTCGCTCACTCGCCGAACACTGAATCGGGGTAGTGACGGCCCCCAACTTCCTCGTCCCGCCGATAGTTCTGAACCTGTTCGGCACGCCGTCTGGCAAGGTGCCTTTCCCGAAGCGCGCGGGTGGCGGCCCGTATCTCGGTCGGCGTCGGATCACGTCCGAGCGGTTCCTGGGCCGCGCGATCCGACGGCTTCCGCGGCGTGAGGCGGAGACGCTTGCGTATCTGCTGCGCGGCCCATTCCGTCAGCCCTAACTCGACGCAGATTGCCATCACGGCAACCCCGCCAGTCCACAACTCAATGAACCGCCGCTCTTCCTCGATCGAGATGGTGATCCGTCGCACTCGCATCCTCCGGTGATGCCGCAGTCGATGGACGTTGCCGCCGGGGATCGCTCCCCAAGTCGGCGTCCCTGCCGGAGAAATGCGGTGAAACGTCACTCACTTCTGAGAGTCTTGTGATGGAGAACGGAGGGAGGATTTCTATTCGTCCTTCCGGAGCAGGCCCAACGTGGATTCGCTCCCACGCTCGCCTCAGCTGTTCCTCCTGCTCTGGCGAAAGCCAAGCGGTGACGGCGGCCGGATCGCTCATAGATCCCCCTTCATCCGTTGCCGGAAGTCGTCGACGTCATCCGCCAGGTTCGCTGTGAACGTCGCGACCGCCTGGATGACCTCCGGGAGCTCCTTCCCAAGCCTGTCCGCCAGCTCTTGTGTCAGCTTCCGCCGGCCCGCGCGACACTGGGCCTTCGTCTCGGGCCACGCCTTTTCCGATGCGTGGAGGATTCCGATCCTCGCGAACTGGACCAGGTGCAGGAGGGTGACCAGCGGCAGTGCCACATTGCCCGTGCTCCGCTCACGCAGGTCGGCCAGCTTTTGGTCGCCGGCCGCGCGGGCCAGTGCCATCGCGAGCTTGTCGAACTTGCTCATTGCTCGATCACCTTCCCGGTTGCTGGGTCGATGCGCACGAACGACAAGTCGTGGCCGGGCGGTAGCAGCACGGCTGGCGGCAATCCCGGCTGCATTTCTCGCAGGCGGTTCCAGCCGTGATGAATCGCCTCTTGTTGCCATCCGTCAAGGAACTTGTCGGTGCGGATCACCGCGAGGAGCGGCGCCGGCTCTTCCTCCGCGATCGACACACTCCCCGTCACGCCACACGACGCAAGTACGCCGCTTGCCTTTGCGAGCACCTCGCGACGGTTCATGAGCCGGCTCCCTTCCTCGCGTCCACCTTGCGTACCACCGCCGCGTACCCGCTCTCGGCGCAGATGCGATTTACCTCCTGCCACGTTCGCCGCACGCCAGCCCAGTAGCCGACGATCGCGCCCGCCCACCAGAACACAAAGAGCAGCAACGCTATCCACACGGCGGACCACATCACGCCACCTCTTTCATCTCGGAAACCTCGATGATCGTCCCGGCCCGGTCGCTATACCGCTTGCGAATCCGAAGGGCCGCAACGCGGCTGTCGTTCCCCATGATCGGGTTGTCGTGTTCGTCCTTCTGCATCGCGTCGAGGATCGCCTTCGCGAAGTTGTCAACGTCGTCCGGAGGCACGACCGGCTTTCCCTTGCGCACCTGTCCCCGCGCGCCTAGGTGCGACTTTGGACGCACGAACATGATGATGATGCGTACCTCGAGCGGCGTGACGTCGGGCCGTAGCCCAGCGGCCTTTGCAGCGTCGGCAACGCGTCGCCTGTAGGCATGGATTGGGTGCTTCCGCTCAACATAGGCGCACCCGAATCCACCTTTGATTGTGACTTTTGGCCGCGGCTGCGGGATCGGCTTGCCCGGAACAAAGAACGTGAGCATCACGCGTCACCCCATTTCCGTTCGCCGTGTTCCACTTCCCAGCACCTGGCCTTCGCGTCCTGGAGCGATACGCATTCTTCGAACCAATCGTCGTCGCGAACGCGGCCGGCCTTGTAAACGCCGTCAATCAGTGAGACCACAAACGCCGATCCGGTTTTGCTATTTGCAACCCATCGGCCCCACTTCTCTTCGTACGACCAGCACAACTCGTGTTCGCACGCGTCGAGGAACTCGTCCGTGAACACTTGCCCGGGCTCCGCTTTCGCCGCCGGCGCGGCGTCGCGTTCCTTGAATGCCGCGGAGTCGACGGAAAAATCCTGGCGTGCATTGTCGATGATCTCCCTCACCATCTTGCGAGTGACTTCATCGACGCCCTTCCGCATGAAACCGGGCAGCGGCTGGCACGGGGAAACCTCGTGACCTTTCTTCGTCGCACGCTCGACCGGCTTTGGGGCCGCTGGCGGGTACGCCCAGTGCGTCGCTTCTACAGGAGAAATGAAGAAGCCCCAAGGTTGGAACTTTGAAACGCCTTCGCATTCGAGTCGTCGCCCTCGGTACAGACTCCCTTGAGCAACAAACCAGACGTCCGCACCAACCGGTGGCAGTTCCTGCTCGATCGGCACCCACCGGAAGAGCTGGTACTCACGCTCCTCGATGAGCCTTGCCGCGCGATCGAGCGAATCTCCGTCCGCAAACTGAGTGGTGTGAATGGTCACGAACTCGCCAACGCGAAGCCGCAGGTCGAGGGTCCGCAGCTTCCCGGTTACACCGAGTGCTTCCAGGAACGCCTTCGACTCTCGACCGTATGTAGGTACCACAGCCATCATGTCCCCTTTCCAAACTGAGCCAACGGATCGACAAGCGCGCGTTGCCGAGACCCGCTTTCCAAGTCCGCCACACGATGCTTCAAGGCCGCGATGAGCTGCAAAGGCTGGAGCGTGTCGAAAGTCTCGTGCGTGTCCTTGTCGCGCCACTCTCCGCACACCTCGCCATCGAACACCTCCGGCCATCGCGGGTTGTCACCGATCGCCACCACCGGAGGGTGCCTACGGCACGAATTGCCGAGCTTCGATCGCGCGTACCAGAGGCACGTCTCGCAGGATGGTTGGTTCATGCCGCGGCCTCCGTTCCCCGTCTCGACGCCGCGTGCTGGCGCATGGATTCCATGGCCGCCTGTTTTTCGACCGGACTCGCACCACCGCCCAGGAGTGGCGTCACAGACCCGGCCGAGTCAACGCGTCCGGCTCGAGGCTCCTGCCCCAGCAACCGACGGCGGGCGTACTGGATCAACCGGAACGCGGTCACAGACTTCAACCGCGGCAGCTTGTCCAGGATCATGTGCCTGAGGTTCTCGAACTCGCACGGCTCCGCGTGTTCGATCGCGAAGGTGAACTCGCTCGCCAGCTTGGCATCTTCCCGATCGTCGATGTCGAGCTTCACCTTCTCGACCGGCTCGAGCTTCGACCGCTTCGCAATCGCCTTTCGGGCCGCGTCCAACTCGCGGTAGGCGGCGAGCACCCACGGCAGTTGCGGGTAGAGCGAGTCGCGCGACCGCTTCACATTCCGAAGGGCGTCGAAGAGCAAGTCCTGGTCGAGACCCGAAAGGTCCGATCGCCAGAGCTCGATCTCCGCGTCAGTCCACTGGCATTGCGGCCAGAGCCCGTTGATCGTCGCCGAGTTTTCTTGCCACGTCCTGCTCATCGCATGTTCCCTCCGACTGGTTGCTTCCGCGCCCCCCTGACCGAATCGCCACGCGGCGGTGTCCTGAACTCCAGGGCGATGATCCGATCGAGCTCGCGGACGAACTGGGTCCAGGGCACCGGTTCCGTAAACCGGACGCACCCGGGCAGCAGCTCGAGCCCCTTGCGAACGTCGGCCATCCGGCCCGGGGACGCCGCCAACTCCGCGAAATCGTTTGGCGGGTTCAGGTGGGTCCACGGGACCGCCCGCTCGATCGCGTTCCAGACCGGAACGATCGCCGCCCATTCGTCGTGCACCCACCCCGGCCGGCGGAATTCGTCCTCCGGTTCCGAGGCTTTCGGCGGCGGTGCCGAGGCGCGCGCGGAGTGTTTTTCTTCTTCTGGGAAAGGGAATGGGAATGGGGCGATCGTTTTGGGATCGACTTGCGATACCGTTTGCGATCGCTCTGCGATCGCTGTGCGATCCGTTTGCGATGGCTCTTGCGATCCCCACCGGGTCGCATTGCCTTTCTTCCCGGCCTCCGATTTCTTCGCAGAATGTGCGGCAACCGCTGCCCGCTCACGCTCAAGGCGATCGTGGCTCAGCCGACCGTCTTCGAGCACGGTGAGCCTCGCCCGGATCTGCCGCCAGTCTTCCGTCTTCATCCCACCGGCGATCCGAGCGCATGCGGCCTCGTTATCGGGCAGGCCGCCACGCGTCCACGCGAAGCACAGGAGCCGCATGTACGCCCCGAAGCAAGCAGCGCTCATGTCCACGGTCGACGCGATGAGGTCATCGCAGAAGAGCGGGAGAATGTGCATCGAGTCTTTCCGCCTAGCCATCCGTCACCTCGATCCTTCTCCACTCACGTTCCATGTGGCCGCCTTCGTTGAGCACCTCGCGCCCCGTAGGCGCGGCCCATCCCTCGTGCTCGAGGTCCGAAAGCCGCTTGTTCACCTGGTGGGGCAGGAGACCGGTTCGTCGCCCGAGCTCCGTCTGCCCCGCTGGTCCTTGCCCGAGGGCCTGCCAGACCGAGAGCTTCTGCCCGCCGAGTTTTGCGGTGCGGCCGGCGGACTTAGACGTGCCCGGGTCTCGAGCTCGTGACCGCCCGCCGTCTGCAAAATGCGGAACTCCGGGCATCCGCATCGGCCGCAAGGATGCGTGTCCGGCTTCAACGCGTTGCACCTGTTGCGCTCCATCACCGGCGGAGGGCTCGCTGTTTCGTCGCTGCTCATTCCGAATGACTCCGAGAAGCGGGAGATCGCACTGAGCGTCCTGGTAGGTGTGGCTCATGCTGCCGCCTCGACTTCGTCCATGCGGCGTCGCGTCAACTCGATTTGCGACTCGCGAACGTCGATCCCGATGGGGTTGCGGCCGAGCCTTTGGGCGACCGCGAGAGTGGTGCCGCTGCCGCAGAATGGGTCGAGCACCGTGCCCCCTGGCTTACAAAACGAGCGGATGAAGAACTCCGCCAGTCGCTCGGGGTAAGGGGCTTCGTTTTCGTGGGCGAGCTTGCTTCCGATGTTGCCACCGCCAGCAGCGCCGCAATCGATCACGTTGCCTGGGTTCGCTCTCCCTGGCTTCCGCTCACGCTTGACACGAGTGCCGTCCGCCTTGCGGTGCGAGTAACCGCCGCCCGACGGATACTTCCATTCGCCACCCATCGCGGTGTTGTCGCTCCATTCGAGTCGGCCGGCCTTCCCGGTGACGACGCAGAATTCGTAATCGTTTCTGAGCCATTCAGGCCCGCCGCTGCCCGGTATGCCGACGCGACGGAAGATCGGCGGCGTCCTCAGAGGGAAGCCCGCGCGGTGAAGGTCGGCCATGAGCAACGCGGGCGTTGCCGACCACTCGAACTTCCGTGTTTGGCCCGCGACGACCATCACGACGAGCCCGCGCGAAACACGCTGAAACTCCTCCCACCGCTCCACCATCCAATCGACCCACGCTTGCCCCTTGAGATCGAATCCGATCCCGTACGTGCGTGCCGCTTCGTAGGGAGGCGATCCGAGAATCAGGTCCACGCTGTACGTGTCCATCGACCGGAGCCACGTCAGGCAGTCGCCTTGGCAGAGGGTGTAGCTCATTGCTTGACCCTCCTGAACTCGACCACCCACACCCAAGGGTTCGCCGCCCACGAGCCGGGGCCGTTGATCTCATTCCACAGGAACGAGAAGTTGCCTTTCGCAGTGATCCAGCCGCCCTCAAGCAGCTCGGCCAACTCCCTCTGCGGAGTCCCTGGCTCGCACTCAGCCGTCAGCTCTGGAGAGCAGTACGTCTCCTGGCACCCCTCAGCGATCGCGTCCTCCTCGCTGATGTCGTTCAGCCGCTCGACTCGCACGCCGGTGACTTCGAGCGTGATGCGCGAAGCCCAGCGCGGCATGTGGATCGATGGCTTCCACGGCCAATCGAATTGATCTATCCCGTCATACATCGGGTCGGCTCGATAGAGAGCACCCGTCTCGGGAGAAGGATCGAACGTGGATACCGGAGCCCACGTTTCACGAACCCACAGAAGGTCTCCCGCACGTCCATACGGGCACGTCTTGGGCACGTAATAGATGTTGATACCTTCATGCACCTGCCGCGGCCTCACGATCCGCCGCGTCTGCGTCTTCCGGCCGGCGAGGATCGCTCGGACCATCGGCCCGGAGAACAGGATTGGACGCTCGCGGGTGGCGGTCGCTGTGCTCATGGCGTCTTCCTCGTGTAGCCCGCCCACGTATCGAGAAACACTCGCTCACCGTGGGCGATCCGCACGGCTGCGGATGCGATCGCTTGCAACGCGTCCGTGAGCCGCTTGTTCTCGGCACGCAGCTCGTCGTTCTCCGCCTGGAGCGCGACCGCGATGGCTGCCGACTCACGACGTTGTCGCCATCGGGCGAGTAGTCGTCGGATCATTGCTTCGGCCCTCCGTGGCATCGCTTGAACTTCCGGCCGCTGCCGCACGGACACAGACCATTTCGCTTGGCCCGGCTGAGCGGCTTCACAAACGGAGCGCCAGAAGGCCTGCGATTGCGAGGGACCATCTTTCGGATCGCGTCGTTCGCCTTCTCGATTCCTTCGGTGAGCGAGGACGTATCAGCCTTGAGGGCGATGGTCATTCGTCGCCCTCTTCGTCTTCGTCGTCGAAGTCCTCGTCTTCCTGGTCATCGGGCTCTTCGGCCTCAGCGTCCCTCGCGGCCTGGGCGACGAAGTCCATGACCTGGTCGGCCCACTTCTCGGCCGTGGCCTCGCCGACGCCCGGGATCGCGGTCAGGCCTTCGCCGCCTCGCTGCTTCTCGAAGTCGCCGACCGTGCGGATGCCGAACTCCTCGAGCTTCTCGGCCTGCTTCTCGGTGAGCGTGATGGCATCTCCGATCGGTACGTCTCGCCAGTCCTCGCGGAACGGGAGCTTCGCTTGGGCGTCAGGCCCGCGGCGGATGGTCGCTCGCAGCGAAGCGACGGCCCCCTCCCATTCCTTCTTCGCGGCCCCGGCCTCGGCCTTGGCCGTTTCGTAGACACCCTCAAGGCGATCGCAATCCCGTTCGAGGCGTTTGATTTCCTCGTAGTGGTCGTGCTCGCGCTCCGACAATGCCGCCTTCTCGATCTGATCCAACGTCTCGGTAGTCATGCCCCTACTCCTGTGATGGTGTTGCCCTGTCCCTCTGCCCGTCCCGGAATCCGAACGATCCGGTTTTCGTGTTCACCCGAGGCGAGCACCGCGAACGTCGCGGAGTCGATCTCGCCTTCCTCCCACTGCCTCGCCAGTTCCGCTATGCGTCTGTCCCGCGCGACGATGCGATCGATGTCAGGCATAGGCGGCCTCCTCGGTCTTCACCTCAAGCCCGCCGGCCCCGACCCGCGACACGATCAGCTGCAGGCCCGATGCCGCCGCGTGCTCGCGGAATGCCTCGTAGTGCTCCTGGTCGAGGAGCTCGAGCCCGTCGACGCAGATAAGCCCGAGCTCGCCGGCCCGGAGCTTCGCGATCTCCACGGCGATCTCAACCTGTTGGGCCGTGTTCAGCCGGTCGAACGGGATGCCGTACCGCTGGAGCCGGCCTTCGACGACCTCCAGGCCAGGTATCGGGAGGCTCGCCAGTAGCTCGGCCTTGTAGGCGTCGAGCGCGTCGAGCGACTCCGTGAGCTTCTCGGTATCGTCCTTGATCGATTCAAGCTCGGCCGCCATCCGGTTGATGTTCTCGGTGGTCAGCTTGTACCTGGCCTGCTGTTCGTGGGCCGCCTTGATCCCGTCGAGCTTCGTTTGAATGACGGCCCGGGCCTCGGAATGCTTGGCCCTCACTTCGGCCTTCGCGGCATCACACCGCGAGACGGCTTCCGCCTTCCGCCGCTTGGCATCGACAACCTCTTCGTTGACCTCCGAGACCTTCCGCCGGGCCTCCTCCTCGATCTCACGGATTCGCTCGTGAAGCCCGGTGATCGTGTCGTCGACGACCTTGAGATAAGCCGACGACTCCTGAACGATCGACTCCACCTTCGCGTCCCGATCGGCGTCGATAGCGTTGATCTGCTCCAGGAGCGACGCGTCGGTGTCCGGTGCGTCCGGGACGTTCGCTGGCAGCGTCGCCCGGAGTTGCTTGATCGCCCCGTCCTTATCGCGGGCCGTCCGGCTCAAGCCGGTCCGCTCGTCGAACACGGCTTTTTTCGTCGCCTCGATCTGGTCGAGACCGACGCCCGGCTGCACGAGCTCGCCGGCGATCCGCGAGAGACGCTCCTCGTCGACGGCGATCGGCATGACTTGGAGAAGGGCATCGACGCGGGCCTTCTCCGGAGACCGCAGGAACTCGACCGGGTTGACGCTGAGAACGTCGTGCAGGGCCTTGATCGCCTCCGCCGTCCGCGAGAGCAGCCGCTCGTCACGGAGCACCTTGACCTTCGTCGCGTCCTGAGTGACGGTCTTGGTGATCTGCGATCCGTCGTCGAGAACGAGAACGATCTCGCCCTTTTCGGAACCCTTTCGCAGCAGCGTGGCGTCATGCCCTCCGCGCAGTGCTGAGCGAATGGCCTCGATCGTGCTCGTCTTGCCGGACCCGTTGGCGCCGACGATCTCGGTGAACCCGCCAGGAGCAAACTCGAGCTCCTCGATACCGAGGATGTTCGAGATTCGGACGTGGCTGACGTGGAGTTTGCCGCTCATGCCGACACCTCACTTTCCAGCCTTGCGGCAATGAGGTCGCGGTGGTGATCGGCTTGTTCGGCCGTGATGGCTCCGGCCTCGAGGTGGTTCGCGAGGTTGTCGCGAATCTTGCCGAGCGATCGCTCCCCCTTCGTGAGCATGATGGCCTGCTCGATTCCCTCGTAGACCGTCGGCTCGGCCGCATCGCCTGGTGCCGGCGAAGCATCAGCGGCTTTCTCCGGTGGAGTCTCGGCCGGTTTTGCAGGCTCGGACGGGGCGTCCACAACCGTCGGCTTGCCCTTCGACTTCTCGACGGCCTTCTTCGCGGCCGACTTCACGGCAGAAGCCGCCGGGCTAGCCTCGCCAGCGATCGGCGGGAATGCCTCGTCAAGCGTGACCTCGCCATCCTTCACCGCGGTCTTCACCCCGGTCAGGGTCGTGAGGTGCTCAACCGTCAGGTCATCGGCACCCGCAACCCCGAGCGATGCCCACACGCGGGCCGGCTCGATGCCGAGCTTCGCCACCCAGCCGGCGACTGCGTCTCGCCGCTTCCCGATCGTCGTCGCGCCCCCGATGGCGGCCTGCCTGGCAGCGGCTTCGATCGCCTTGCACAGGGCTTTCGGGACCACCTGGAACGTCGCGTCTCGGCGGGCCTTTGCGAGGGCCGCCTTTGCGACGACCACCCGCATTCGCTCGTCGTACGGCATCCCGTTGGCCTTCACAGTCGACTCGACCACCTCAGACGTGCTCGCGAAGTTGGTCTCCAGGTCGTGAGCGAAACCGCGGGCCTTCACGAACCGAGGCGTCATTTCGATCAGCGTTGCCCCAACCCGAAGGTTCCCGAAGCAAGCGCCGACGATCTCGGCCATGCGGATGGACATGCCCTCCGCGAACTTCTGCTTCCCGTCTGGGCCTTTCCCGACCGGCCGCGAATAGATGCATGACTCGGCCGTCTCTTCATCGAGCGTCGCCATTTCGAGCGCTCGGTTCTTGAACTTCGACAGGCTTCGCGGGTACGCGTGGGCCGTCGCAATCTGCTGGTCGATCTCCGCTTTGGTGATCTGCGTCAGCGCGTCATTCACGACCGCGTCTAAGCTGACCAACTCGCCTTTCAATGCTTCTGTGCCGCTGCTCATCTCGTCCTGCCCTCCCTGGATATGTGCCCTGAAACAGTCACTTCAACCGCAAGACTCGCGACAGCGACTCCCGCTTGTATTGCGCGACGATCGACGGGTGCTCCGCTTCGATCGCCCTTTGGTCCAGGCTCTTCCGCGCCTGGCCCTTGTATGTGGCGATCACCTCGCCGTTGAAACGAAGCTGCGCCGCCTCACGGAACGCAATCCGAACGCGGTCATCGATCAACGCAGCTCGCTCTTCGAGGAGCGTGATCTCGGCCTTGAGGGCCTTGAGCCGTTCCACATCCGCGGCCACGTCCTCGTCGACGTCCACCGTCGTGCCGTTGTCGCGAGCCCACAGGAGCAACGCGTCTTCCTTGCTCACCGGCTCCGGCTCGACACCGGCGAGAACGTGATCGAACCAGAACGAACGCTCGGCCTCGACCAGGTCCGCGATGAGCGACTCGTCACGCTCGACCTCATAGATGCGGAAGTCGCTTGACCCAATCAGCACCGGAACGAAGGCGACCACGGCCCCCGTCACGGCCATGTAGTGCGTCACCTGGGTGAGGTAATACGCGGGGATTTCCGCGGTACCTGGCTCGCCCCAACCCTCCGCGAACATGGCTGTCTTGGCCTCGACGATCGCTTGGCGGTCCTCCACCAGGCCGTCGATCGTGGCGAGCATGAACGGGTGATCCTCGCTCGCCTGCATCGGCAGGCCGCGGCGAACCTCCATGCCCGTCGCGCGGCTGAACTCGTCGAGGATAAGCGGCTCCTTGAGACTTCCCCACCGCATGGCAGGCGTCTCTTCCTTCGGTGGAAGACGGCCGAGCTTGTCGAGCCATACCTCCACTGGTGACGTCCACTTCGACAGCCCAAGGATCGCCGCGACGTCCGAACCGCCGATGCCCTTGCGTCGCTCGGCCAGCCACGTGTCACGATCCATCTGTTCCGCTACCGCTTCCATGCTCAGTAACTCCTCAGTCCCTTGCGTCTCGTTCCGTGCCCCGTTGACACCTGTTGAATCTCAACCCGTGGCGGCACCGGCCCGGTTGGAGGCTCGCCCTTCCGAATCCGAATCGCCGACTTCTGCAACTCGATCAGGTACTCGTTCGGGTCTGGCTCCTGCGACTCGCCGTTGATGCATGTCAGCGTCTCGGCCGCGCTCATGCCGAGCGCCCGTCCGATCTCCGCATAGCTCCACCCCTGCTGCCTCCACCGCAGCACGATCGCCTGTGTCTCTTCGTACGTTCGCATGGCTCACGCCTGGCCCCCTCGTCGCATCTCGCGGTCGATCGCTTCCTGTACCGAGGCCCGGTTCACCGTCACCTCTCGCTCGGCCTCGACGCCCAAGCGAGTAGTCCCCTCGCGAAGGGACACGACCGTGATCTCCGCCGGCCCCTGCGTCCGGATGACGACCGGCTCACCTCGATTGACTCTCAGCGTCAGCATGTGTGCGGCGCCCGCTCGCCCTCCTGGCTAACGGGCTGGTCCTCCTGGTTGACCCCGGGGCGATCCGTCTTCGTGAGCCGATCCGTCGGCTACGATTCCCGTGCAGCGAGACAGCCCAGCGGCACGACCAGCCCCATCGGAGGCCGGCCGCTGTGGCTGCTGCGTTGACGACGACATGTCGCCAACAGGCTCGGGGCTTCCCAAACCCGAGCCGAGAGAGTTGCCGCTGCCGCAGACGAGCCCGGCGGACGTGAAGTAGGTGCCGATGGGGATCATGCCACGCCCCTCCGGTCTCGCTCGACGAACCGTTCCACGATCGCCATACGCGAGGCGATGTACGTGAGCGACACCGCGGCCGACCGGACGGCAGCCACGACGCCTTGCGGATCGCCCTTGGCAATCTGCTCCTCGATGGTCATGCCGAGCCGGTCGACCGAGCCCAAGCCGTGCTCCTCGTCGATCTCGAATCCCGAGACGCGAGCGAGGCCGCGATTCAGTGCCTCGAAAGCCTGTCGCTGGAGATCGCAGAGTGCCGCAACATGGCCTTCACGAACCGGCGGAAGTTGCGAGCACGTCGCCTGCGAACCCGACGCGTTGCCGGGGACCACCTCGCGTGCTCCAAGGCAATCCGTTCCTCGACTGACTCCGCGTCGAACCGATCGGCCAGCGTGTCCGTGCTGACCCCGAAGATGCGATTTCGCATTGGTGCCCTTCCGTGGGTGGGAGGTGCCCGCCGATCGCGAATTGGCTTTGCCGTTCGGCATTTGGCGGTCCCTCGCCGGTTGCTTCCTTGACGCGTCACTGACGCGGTGATGCTCACGTGAACGTCACGGGGGGGACTGTAGGAAAGAACCTACAGCCCGTCAATAGCGTGTGTAGGAAAAATCCTACGCACGCAGAATCCCCGCGAAACCACGACACACGAGCGCCGCGGCGGGGGCGGCAACGCGTCACGAGAGCAAGCCGATCGGACTTCGCGGCACGCGTCCTTCTGACGGCAGCGTCACCAGCGACATGGGTGGCAGAACGCGGAGAACGTCGATGCGCCGGCGGGAGAGCACTGACGCACCGCAGCGGACCCGCGTATTTGTTGAGACCGCTTAAACGGGCCGCGCAAATGCCTTTCGCCGGTTGCGCGATTTCCCTACCATGCAGGGATCATGCGTGACGCGGACGTCCGAACATCTCTGCGAAAGCAACTTGCCAGCGAGCACGCGGGAGACGCCAACACGCTCATCGTCGAAGAACTTGGCTTGTGCCAGAACGACGCACGCATCGACATTGCCGTCGTGAACGGCGAGCTAAGCGGCTTTGAGATCAAGAGCGACCGAGACACGCTCGGAAGGCTGCCCCGTCAGATCGAGGTCTACGGACGCGTGTGCGACCGGGTAACGATTGTTTGCGGGCAGTCTCACCTTCTACGAGTCCGCGATGTCGTGCCTCGGTGGTGGGGCATCGTAGTCGCGAGAAAAGAAGCGGATGAGGTCGTCCTGCACGACTTGCGCTCCGCGAAGCTAAACAGACGGCTCGACATGGGCGCAATGATCCAGCTGGTTTGGAAGAACGAAGCCCAGGCCATTCTCGCTGCGGAGGGCGTCAGGTTTGCGAGCCGATGGAGCACCTACGATCTTTGGGTTGCAGCCGTCTCGGGGATCGATCGCGATCGACTGGCATTCCTGATCCGCGAAACGATCAAAGCCCGGGGTAACTGGCGATCTGGTTCACGACAAATTGGATGTGATGGTTCACGCCGACCTGTCGCCAAGTCGTTGCATTCCCAGGCCCCGCGGATCCTCCAGCGCATCCGTCAATGAATGCGTCCCCCCAGCTAAAGCCGACGCCGCAGAACTCAGGCCTCGCCCGCATGATCGACGCCAACGCTGGATGCTGACTGGACGTGCCTTTGTGGATTGCATGGCCCTTCACAATCACCCAGTCCGAATCGTGGCAGTACCGAATGCTTGCGCTCATTTTGATGACACGGAAGTCGATCTGGTCATGGCCGGGAGCATCGACGGCGTAGTCTCCAAACGTTGGCATGCGGGCCAGCCGCTCACGTCTCGCGGCAAGCGATCGCCAGATCGCCCATTCGGTCCTCGGTGACAGGCTGACGGCATCTCTCGCGAAGCCACTCAGGTCCCTCGGAAACGCTGAACCGGCGATGGTCAGAGTTCGCCACTGAGCAATGTGCGGAACCATTGCAATCGCCCCCCTCGCCATCACGGCATAGGCGGACTGCATGTCCTTAGGGATGGGGCCTGCATCGATAATCAAGTCCACAGAAGACGGAGAGGTTCGCAAGTCTGCGATCAGTTGGTCTAGGTCGGCGATGAAGTCTGGGTCCTCCGCGATTTCCGGCATCATGAGTCTGACGCATACACCTCGGCCATCGATAGCGATAGTGTCTCTAACCGCGTTCTGATAGCCCCCATCTCGATCCAGGCCGGTCACCGGAACGAGCTCCAGGCCGCGGCCGCGGCCATCTGTAAAGACGTGGACGAGCGGATGGTCACCAGAGGCCATTGGGCCATCGTCCTCTACTGTGAACAGGTCGACAAAGATCGGCGCCCCGCCGCCCCAGGCATCCTCGATCGCAGCGGCCGTCCCAGAAAGGTGAGCGTCGATCGTGCGGGCGAGCCGCTCATTCTGAAAGTCCCACGGCACAGGGGGAACTTCGATGAGGGGGGTGATGCGATCCTTCGTTGCCGCCGGAAGCTCTTTCAGCGCGGCATACTCCCCGAGCTTGCCGCCGAGAATTGGAACGTAGTGCTTATGGTCAAACATCGTGCGGTACTCTCCTGCGGCGCTTCACTTTTCGTTGGTGAACGGCGACCTGCCAACCGGCCTCGCTCGCGCGAGTCAGCGGCATCGTGGCTTCGGACTGGCGGGTTTCGCTGATTCCGCCACGGACTCAACCTCCGATACCTTTGAGGCGAGCCTACTGACGGGCATGCCGAGAGCATCGGCGAGCTTGCGGACGGTGGAAATTCTTGGGTTCGAGATCGCGTAAAGCGTGTCCCTGGATAGGCCGGCAGCCTTTGCGACGGCCGTGATCGACATTCGGCGACGGGCACGGAGGCCGTCGATGAGATGGAAGACTGGGCTCCTCTCGGTTGGCTCGTGTTCAGTCTTGCGACGCGTGGCTGTAGCCATCTCTTTGACCTCCGTGTTTCGCGCTGATACCGTCACCTCGGGCATCGAGTGGAGCGTCCGGCCAGAACCAGACGCCCGCCTCGACAAATGGAGCGGAGGAGGATCGAACTCCCAACCTCGGCATTGCGAACGCCGCGCTCTCCCAGTTGAGCTACCGCCCCGGATGGGGAAGTTGATGGTACGGGAGCCCTGGGGCTGCGTCCAGCGGCCCCAAGCCCCGTGCCACGGGCACGGCATGGTCTATTCTGAAGCGTCTTTCCAACCCGCACTATCCGCCCCTCATGCACGTCCCTCCGATCGTGGTCCGCGGTGCCCGTGAGCACAACCTCCGCGACGTGACGGTGGCGATGCCGCGCGGTCGACTCGTCTGTCTCTCGGGCGTGAGTGGGTCCGGGAAATCGAGCCTCGCCTTCGACACCCTCTACGCCGAAGGGCAGCGGCGGTATGTCGAGAGCCTCTCGACGTTTGCCCGGCAGTTCTTGGGGCAGTTGCCTCGGCCCGATGTCGATTCCGTGACGGGGCTTTCGCCGTCGATCTCGATCGCGCAGAAGTCAGCGGGCACGAACCCGCGTTCCACCGTCGCGACGATGACGGAGATCCATGACTTCTTGCGGGTGCTCTACGCACGGGTCGGCACGGCCCACTGCCCCACGTGCGACGCCATCCTCGAAGCCCAGCCCCGCGACCAGATCGTCGAGCGCATCTTCAAGGCCCGCAGCGGCAAACGGATCATGATCCTCGCGCCGCTGGTCCGTGAGGCGAAGGGAGAACATCGCGATCTTTTCACGGACCTCGTGCGGCAGGGTTTTACCCGCGCCCGCGTGGACGGCTCCATCGCCCGCGTCGAGGAGCCTCCCAAGCTCGAGAAACTTCTCAAACACACGATCGAGGTCGTGGTCGATCGCCTTGTGCCAAGTGATGAAACCAGAAGCCGACTTGCGGAGGCCGTGGAGCTCGCCCTCAAAGTAGGCGGTGGTCAGGTCATCGTCGCCGAAGAAGGCGGACAATCCGGCAGCGACCTTGTGCTGTCGAGCCGGTATGCCTGTGCCGCATGTGGGGTGAGCTACGACACACCAGAGCCGCAGCTTTTCAGTTTCAATAGCCCGCAAGGCGCGTGCCCCACCTGCGACGGCCTCGGCGACATCTACGGCATCGACCCCGACAAGCTCGTCACGAACCCCGAAAAATCACTTCGCAAAGGGGCGATGGGAGTACTCGGCAGCTTCCGGGACATGCCGCGGTGGATGCGTCGGCTTTTGAACGGCGTGGCAGCGCATGCAGAGGCGAAGAAGGGACTCGATCCGGGCACACTACTCGATACGCCGTGGCAGGAACTTTCTCCATCGCAACGGAAGATTTGGCTCGACGGCACGGGTGTCGACACGATCAAGGTTTCGTGGAAGCGAGGGCGGGCGGAGCGGGGAGCCAACACGAAGTTCGAGGGAATCCGTGCCCTGCTCGCGGCCCGCTGGCGCAACGCCAAAAGCGGGATCATCCGACGCATGCTCGAGAAACTGATGCGCGTCACGCCCTGCCATGATTGCAAGGGGGCGAGGCTCTCGCCGCAGGCGCGGGGGGTGCGGATCACGACCACGGCGATGCAGCCGAGGCGAGGCGAGGCGAACGAACGGTCGCTCGACGCCCTCTGTGCGCTCCCCATTGCCGACGCGCGGACGTTTCTCTCGGCGGTCAAACTCGACCCCACGCAGGAAGTGATCGCCGCGGAGCTCCTTAAGGAAATCCGCGGCAGGCTCGCGTTTCTCGACGAGGTGGGGCTCGGCTACCTCGCCCTCGACCGCAAGGCGCCGACGCTCTCGGGGGGCGAGAGCCAGCGGATCAGGCTCGCTGCCCAGATCGGCGCGGGGCTCTCGGGTGTGCTCTATGTGCTCGACGAGCCGTCAATCGGCCTTCACCCACGGGACAACACGAAGCTTTTGGGCGCGCTCGAGCAGCTTCGCGACAAGGGGAACACCGTCGTCGTGGTCGAGCATGACGAGGAGACGATCCGCGCTGCCGACTGGGTCATCGATTTTGGCCCAGGGCCGGGCAAGCGCGGTGGTGAGGTCGTCGCCGCAGGGACGCCCGACGACGTGGCAAAAACGCCGGCGAGCGTAACCGGGGCCTTCTTGAGTGGCCGGGATGCGATCGAGGTGCCGCGTGAGCGAAGAACACCCCAAGCATCAAAACTCATCCTGAAGGGGGTGCGTCACAACAATCTCAAGAACGTCGATGTGGAGATTCCGCTCGGCCTCCTCGTGTGCGTGACCGGCGTTTCGGGCAGCGGGAAGAGCTCGCTGGTGGGCGATGTCCTGGAGCCGGCCCTGCGAAAACTCCTCGGGAGCGAGGTGGCAAGTCCGGGGGCGTTTGCGTCCATCAAGGGCGCCGATGCACTCGACAAGGTGATCGTCATCGATCAGTCGCCGATCGGGCGGACACCGCGAAGCAACCCGGCCACCTATGTGAAGCTCTGGGACGACATTCGCGATCTCTTCACGATGCTTCCCGACGCCAAGAAGCGGGGCTGGAAGGCGGGACGTTTCAGCTTCAACGTGGCGGGCGGCCGATGCGAGGCGTGCGAGGGAAATGGCTCCATTCGCCTCGACATGGATTTCCTGGCGGACGTGTGGGTGACTTGCGATGGCTGTGGGGGGGCGCGGTTTGCCAAGGACACCCTCGAAGTCCGCTGGAAAGGAAAGAACGTCGCCGAGCTTTTGAACATGGAGGTGGCCGAGGCCCTCGAGCTCTTTGCCGACGCCCCCGACATCGCGAAGAAGCTCCAGACGCTCCACGATGTCGGCCTCGACTATCTTCACCTCGGCCAACCGTCACCGACGCTGTCCGGCGGCGAAGCCCAGCGTGTGAAACTCTCACGGGAGCTGGCCAAGCGATCGACGGGGCGCACGCTCTACATCCTCGACGAGCCAACGACCGGCCTGCACATGGCCGACGTGCGGCAGTTGTTGACCGTGCTCGAGCGACTCGTCGAAGCGGGGAACACCGTGCTCGTCGTCGAGCACAATCTCGATGTCGTGAAGCGGGCCGACTGGGTGATCGATCTCGGGCCCGAAGGGGGCGCCGGCGGTGGCGAGCTCGTCGCCGTGGGCACGCCCGAGCAGGTGGCCCGCGTGAAGGCCTCGCATACAGGGAAGGCCCTCGCACCGATGCTCAAGGATGCTGCTGATCGGGCGACGCGGCGCACGCCCGCCGTGCGGCGCAAGAAAGTAGCCGATCCGTCGAAGGCCGTCGCGGCGATGCTTGCCGCCGTCTCCAAGGCGTCGATCGATCCCGGGCCACCAGCCATCACGGTTCGCGGCGCCGCGCTCCATAATCTCAAACATGTCGATGCAGACATTCCACGTGGGGCGATGACGGTCTGCTGTGGTCCGAGTGGTTCGGGGAAGACGTCGCTCGCGTTCGACACGCTCTATGCCGAGGGGCAGCGGCGGTATGTCGAAAGCCTCTCCCCCTATGCCCGGCAGTTCGTCGGCCAGGTGCCGAAGCCGATCTTCGAGCGGATCGAAGGGCTGGCTCCGGCCGTCGCGATCGAACAGCGGAGCAGCCATGGCACGCCGCGATCGACGGTTGGAACCATCACCGAAATGTACGACCATTTTCGCGTGCTCGCCGCGCGGATCGGGGTGATGCACTGTCCTGGGTGCGGCACGCAGGTCACGAGCCAAAGCGTGGATCAGGTCGTCGATCGGCTGCTCGCGAACCCGCCAGGCACGCGCATGCTGCTCCTCGCCCCGATCGAGCTGCGCACCGGTCAAACGCCCGAAGCGCTCTTCACGCAGCTTTTGGCCGCGGGGCATGTGCGCATCCGGATCGACGGCCGCACGATGCGGCTCGATGAAAAGCCGGCGCTCGATCGTAAACGCAAAAGCAGACTCGAGATCGTCATCGATCGGGTGACAGCGGCGCCTGGCGAGCGCAGCCGGCTGGCCCAGAGCATCGAGGCCGCCTTTGATGCCGGAGGCGGCACGATGGTCGTAGCCCGAGCAATCGATGGTGTCGAGGAACCTGACTGGCCAGTCGACATCCAGAGTAGAAAGCTCGCCTGCCCCGATTGCGGCCGAGGCTTCAAGCCGCTGGAACCCAGGCAGTTTTCGTTCAACAGCCCACTCGGCTGGTGCCCGAGTTGCGACGGCCTCGGCACGCGGGTGGGTGTCGACCGCAAGGCACTCGTTCGGGATTTTTCAGTGTCACTGGCTGATGGGGCCCTCGATCTGTGGCCGGCCCTCGCGTCGCCGGTGAGCCGGGCGATGCTCAACGCTGTCTGCAAGGCGACAGGCCTGCCGATGGAAGTGCCACTGGGCGACCTCTCCGGACTCCAACAGCGCGTGCTCTTCGAAGGCACAGGAGAAAAATGGATCGAGGGCCCAGGATTCTCGTTCCAGTTCAAAGGCCTGGAAGCGGCCTGCGAGGAAGCAGCCCGGCTCGTCGTGGCCTACCGCGGCAAGGTCGATACGGTCATGGACGAGGTGCCCTGCAGCGAGTGCGGCGGGAGCCGCCTTGCCGACGTTGCCGCCGCCGTCACGCTGTGGGGCCGCCCACTCGATGTCTGGTGCCGGATGCCGCTCGGCCGACTTCACGACGAGCTCGCCGCGATCACACTCGACGACTCCGGCAAGCGCATCGCAGGGGACCTCCTTCGTGAACTGCTTGCGCGGGTGTCGTTCCTCGTCGATGTGGGCCTCGATTACCTCGACATGGCCCGACCTGCCGGAAGTCTGTCCGGCGGCGAGATGCAGCGCATTCGGCTCGCAGCCCAGGTGGGCAGCGGCCTGACCGGTGTGCTCTACGTCCTCGACGAGCCGACGATCGGGTTGCATCCACGTGACACCCATCGTCTCATCACCGCGCTTGGCAAACTCCGTGACCTCGGGAACACGGTCGTCGTCGTGGAGCACGACCGCGATGTCGTCGCCGCGGCCGATCACGCGCTCGACTTCGGGCCTGGCAGTGGCCGCGAAGGGGGACAGATCGTGGCCCATGGCACGCCGCGGAAGCTCGAAAAGCTCGTGACGAGTGTGACGGGGCCATACCTCACAAGCCGCCGTGCTTCTGACGCGGTGCTTGCGCGGAAGCTCGAAGAAGGCCGGCGCGAGCCGACTGGATGGCTCACGATTCAAGGCATCGAGCATCGCACGCTCCGCGGTCTCGACGTGAAGTTTCCGCTGGGAGTCTTGACGGCCGTCACCGGCCCGAGCGGCTCGGGCAAGACGTCGCTCGTGCTCGAGGTGCTGTGGAAGGCACTGGCGCGACGACTCCACGCAGCCCGCGAACAGCCAGGGCGTTTTGCCAAGCTCACCGGGCTCGATCGAATCGATCGGGTGATCCTTGTCGATCAGGAGCCGATCGGGGTCACGCCGGGCTCGACTCCCGCGACGTACACGGGTGTCTTCGACCACATCCGCCAGCTCTTTTCAAAGGTCCCCGAGGCGCGGACGCGCGGGTTTACGCCTCGGACCTTTTCGTTCAACGTCGCCGGAGGCCGCTGCGAGGCCTGCGAGGGACTCGGCCAGCGACGTGTCGAGATGCACTTTCTCCCGGACGTCTGGGTCGAGTGCGAACACTGCAAGGGGCGTCGCTATTCTTCGGAAACGCTCCATGCGAAGTGGCATGGCAAGAACATCGCCGATGTCCTGGAGATGAGCATTGGCGAGGCGGCGGCTTTTTTCAGCACGGTGCCGCAGGTGGCGCGGATTCTCGAGACCCTCGTGGATGTCGGCCTCGGCTACATCACGCTTGGCCAGCCTGCCCCGCAGCTTTCGGGGGGCGAGGCCCAGCGCGTGAAACTCTCCCGCGAGCTCGCCAAACAGGCCACGGGCAAAACACTCTACGTGCTCGACGAGCCGACGACCGGCCTTCATTTCACCGACATCGAGAAGCTGCTCCGTGTGCTGGAACGCCTCGTGGCTGGAGGCAATACCGTCCTCGTCGTGGAGCATAACCTCGAGGTCGTCGCCGCGGCCGATTGGGTCATCGACATGGGCCCCGAAGCGGGTGCGGGCGGCGGCCGGATCGTGGCCGAAGGTCCCCCAGAAGACCTGGTCATCCATGCGGAGCTCTGGGAACGCGGCGCCGGCGACAAGCATTTGCTCCGAAGCCACACCGGCGAAGCCCTGAAGGCCTTCGGTGCGCTCGAGGTCGCGCCGGCTCCATAGGCCACCGTTCAGCGAAGCAGGAGAGTCTGCGGCAACGGCGAAGTTTGCAGTCCTGGCAGCCTGGGTGAAAGAGGGCCTTCGCGGCCTGCGCGATCGAGCGTCAAAGTTTGCCAGGTCCACGTAACAGGAACACCGTCTCGGCCGATGGGGGCGGACAACCGTCACGACCGATTCCACCGGACAGTCAGGAAGTGTCCACGGAGACGGAAACCATGGCGGCGCGTGCCGGATTGATCCGCAGAATCGACAGGCTCCTCCGCTCGGCTGCCATGGCCTTCGCGGTGATCGCCGGCCTCATCCCCGGGGGATCGAGCGCCCAGGACGGCTGGGTCGATCTGCCGAACGAGTCAGTTCTCGTCTCGGAAGGCCCGGCGCCGAGCATGGTTCCTGCACAGCCGCCACGAGCCACGCCGGACGACGGGATCATCGTCGGATCGGAGGACGAGGGCACCAGTTGGATCTCCGACCAGGATGGCTCGGGGCATAGTGGACTGCTCGGCCCCGTCATCGCCAATCAGGATGTGCTCTGGGTGGGCCGTGTCGACGCGCTCATCGCCTGGCGCGATGCACCGCCCGACCGCCCACTCGTCGAGACAGGCCTGAGCGGCACGCCGGTTCTCAACGCCAACGGCATGGACAGCCCGGCGGCAGCCGGCCCGAGGTTCTCGATCTTTCGTTTCAACGATGCCAACGGCACTGCGATCGAAACGACCTACTTCCAGATCGCCAACTGGCGGAGCGAAAGGCCGCTCTCAGCACAGTCTGATCTCTACGCCCTCGCTCCACCTGGGTTCTACGGGAACGGCAACACGCAAAACTTCGACACCGGCACCGTGAATCTCGGGGCGTGGATGAAGAGCCTCGAAGTGAACCGTCATTGGTGGATCGGAGAGCACGCCCGATTTCTCGCCGGATTTCGCTGGGTCGAGTGGCAGGAGAATTTCTCGCTGTCAGACGAGTTCGTTGGAACCCAGACGATCCAAGACTTCTACAGCACCGAGTGTTTCAACAGCCTCTACGGTGGGCAGATCGGCATCGACGGAGTCCTCTTTTCGCTTCCATGGATGCGGGTCGACTCGATCGTGAAGGCGGGGGCGTACTACAACAACGGCGTCCAGCGTTCCTCGTATACGTCGAATGCGACAGGACCGTTTCTCACCCAGTCGGTTGCCATTGACCAATCACCAGTAAGCGCGAGCTTCCTGGGTGAAGTGGGGCTGACCGGAGTCATTCCGGTCACGAACTGGCTGGATGTTCGGGTCGGCTACTCCGGGTGGTGGCTCTCCGGCATCGTGCAGCCAACGCAGCAGCTCAGCGGCCAGGTGCTCACGCAACCCGCCGGCGGCGTCGAGCCGACGTCGGGCACGATCAACGCCGACGGCGGGGTCTTCGTGCAGGCGGTTACCATCGGCCTCGAAGGCCGCTGGTAGTACACCCGCCAGCGGCCCGCCCGATCGGTCGCTCCCGCAAGGCTCGCTACGCCGACACCGGGAGCGAGTTCAGCGACCACTGCCCGACGACACCACCCGTGATCGCCGCCACCCGGAAGACGTACGTCCCTCCGGTGGGTACGGAGACCGTGGAACGAGCCAGCGTCGACACACCATCCGGCGTCGTCGTCCAGCTCACGCCGTTGTTCGACGAGTACTGCACGATGTAGTCCGTGATCGTCAGGCCGCCCGTGTTCGACGGCGCCGTCCACACGAGCGACACGAGCCCCGGTCCCACGGCATTGCCGCCGAGGCGGGTCGGCGGCGAGGCCAAGGGCTGCGGGGTCACCGGACCGGCGATCGCAGAGAACGTGCCGGTGCCGAAGCTCGTGATGGCGGCCACCTGGAACACGTACTGCTGGCCATTGGTGAGGCCGGAGATGGTCCGTGATGTCGTAGCCGACCCGACGTTGACGGTGCTCCACACGGCCGACGATGCGAGCCGGTAGCGAACGACATAGTCGGTGATCGCACGCCCGCCGTTGTCCGTCGGCGCGACCCACGAGACATCGACGGCCTTGTCACGGGCCATGAGCGTGACTCCGGTTGGGGCCGAGGCGGGACCAGCCGGCGAAACGGGCCCGGCCCAGGCCGAGAAGATTCCCGTGCCCGCCGCCGTAACGGCAGCGACCCGCACGGTATACGACGCCCCGTTGACCAGCCCCGTGATCTGCCGCGTGTTCACGACACCGACCGGCACCTGAACGGTCGTCGTACCGTTGTTGTATTCCACGATGTACCCGGTAATGGTCGACCCGTTCCCGTTCGGCGTCGTCCACGACACGTTGAGCAGATTCGTGCCAGCCGTCAGCGAGGTGATCGTCGGGGCCGAGGCACGGGCCAACGGTGTGACAGGAACGGACGTCGCAACCCAAGGACTCGGGCCGTTCTTGTTCACCGCCGCAACACGGAACAGATAGGCCGTCCCATTTGTCAGACCCGTGACCGTCGCCGCTGTGGCTCCTCGGATTCCGTCAAAGAAGGTCGTCCAGGTCGTGCCGCCATTTGACGAATACTGAATCCAGTAATCCCAGACAGGTGCGGTTCCGGGGTTCGCAGGTGGGTCCCACGTCACGTTTACGAGGGCGTCACCACGCACGCCAACAACATTCGTCGGGGGCCCTGGAGGCAAGGCGGCCGGTGTGATCACCGGCGACAGGTCGGAGTACGCGCCCTGGCCGACGGCGTTGACTGCAGCGACGCGGAACCGATAGCCCGTGCCGTTCACGAGGCCGGTCACGGTGATCGATGTCGCCGTCGAGGCCGCATGTGGAAACGTCGTCCAGGTCGCACCGCCATTCGACGTGTACTGGATCACGTAGTCGGTGATCGGGGACGATCCGCTCGAGGCTGGAGCAAGCCACTGGAGCGCGACCGCGTTCTCGAGCGGACTTCCCGTGACACCGGTCGGAACGCCCGGAACGTCTTCGAGACGGATGAAGAACCGCTTCTCCGAGCTGATGGAAGGGCTCCCGAGGAGCACATTGTTGGCCAGATCCGTCAAGTGCCCAGGTACTCCTGGTGCACTCTGCCGCGGAATGGCCCTGATCAAGTAGCCACCGAGTGCATACACCGATGCTGATTCCAAAACCACACGGTTGCTCGACTCGAGATACCGGAAGACGTAGTCAACGCCCTCGACGAGCGGTACACCATTGTGCGTAAGGACAAATGCTTCGGGTACGACTGTCGACTTGTCGATGCCAACCCCGTTGTCCGATAGCTGAATTTCAAAACGGGTCAGACCTCTCGCATCCTGCCTATTCAGGAAAACGACGTTCGGGGTTGGGTTGGTATCGGACGGACCACCGTCGAGCGGGACAACGAGCATGGCAAACGGCTGGGTCGTATCGACTCGATCGATAGCACCGATGTCCTTGAATACATTGAGGCCGAGGCCAGGGAAACTTGCCTGGGCGGGATCGTCCGACCGGAGCTGACCATACAGATCTCGGTCCGGAGCCAGAATTGGCGATGCCCCGTCGGGGCTTGTCAACGTGTTGCCATTGATGCCCACGCTTGCGTTGACCACGCGGAACTCCTCGCGATCCTGGAGCGAGTTGAGTGAGCTGTCGATCGCTTGCGATCCTGGTACGAGGTAGAAGTTCCTCGCTCCCGCGTTCACGAACGGGTTTGCCGAAAGCGGAATCGGGATGCTCTGCGACGCTCCCGAGACCTGGGTCGTGGTATTCCAGTAGGCCGATGTCGCCACCACGGTCCGCTGACGGCCTTGGCTGTCAAACCGCGACGACCCGTCGACTGCCACACCGGTCGCCAGGTTGGCAAAGAGGTTGTTGATGATCGTCGGCCCGGCGTTCTGGGACACGTCCACACCCGTGCCGGTCGACGTCGAACCACCGTAGATCGTGTTGTTGACGAGTCTCGCGAACGGCACCACACCGCGCGGCACATTCCCTGTGTTCGGGTCGCCCGCCACGCGAATTCCGGCGATTCCGCTCGAGGCCACCACGTTGTTGGTCACCACGGCACCCGCTGCCAGCCCGGCGTTGTTGAGGACCGGAAGGTTCCTCGCGACTCCAGGATGAGGCGCATTGGTGTCCACATCTCGCTCGCCCGCGGTGATGCTGATCCCGTACTGGGCCGCATCCGAGAGGATGTTGCTCTCGACGATGAACTGCCCCTGCTGACGAGGCGTGTTCATGTCACCGAATCTCGCTCCATACTCGGTGCCCGTGCCGGCGGCGGCGATGAGCGGATCGTTCGTATTGAAGAGCTGATAGATCAGTGGCGGTTCGGTCGGCGTGACGTAGTCGGTTCCGCGCCGGATCTCCAACTGATAGGAGCCGAGCAGCACCTGGGCCGCGGCGCCTTCGGTCTCCGTATCGAAAAAGTCGGTCTGGTCTGGTTCGGCAAGGGTGACCATCTCGCCGCGCTCGGCAAAGCCGACGATGACGTCGTCGACCATGAATCCACCGAAGGCGTTGTTCTGCCCTCGCTGCGGACTGTTGAAGTTGCCGGTCGAATTGCCGAGCGCCTGGATCGGGGAAAAGCCCGGGATCGGCACGTTGTTCAGCAGATTGAGCCCGCTGGCATCGACAAACGTGACGACCGTATCCAGCGTGAGCGTGACGGGCGTGTCGAGCGTCACGATGCCCGTCGCGGCATCGATGCCCGTGACGGCTCCCAGCGGAAGCCCCGCACCGTCGACCATGACCAGTCCGGTGAGGAGATCCGACACGTCACCAAAGGTGACGGTATTTGAAGCGATGGCGTCGACGAGAACCGGCTTGCTCGTGCGCCACACTTGCGACGTATCCATCTCGCCGGCCGTCGAGAAGTCGAACCGCAGCCGGACATCGGCGAAGCCGGCGAATTCGCCAAGATCGATGCGCGCTTGCCTCCACGCGCCGGAGTCGAACAGTTCCTGGACCTTCTGGTTGGTGTAGTTCGTGATCCCCGACGATGCCGTCGCCGTCACCGGAAGCTCGGCGTTCTCGGTGCCCGGGTCTGAACGCAGGGAGTTGTTCGTGGCGACGAGTTCCCACGTCCGGCCACCGTCCACCGATGCGAGCACGCGGGCGCTGTCCCGCATGCCGTTGGTCCGGCTTTCGGCCTCTTGCGTCTCGAGCCAGTAATTGAAGTAGAGCGTCGGCTTGTCGCCATAGACGTATCCCTCCAGGCTGAAGGGGTTCGTCTGCATGCTTCCGTACGCGCCACCCGGCAGGTTGTACGAATTGTTGTGCACCCCGTTGGTGCTGAGGTCTTGATGCCAGGTGGGCGAAACCGCACCGTGCTGGCCGTTGACCAGCGCGTAGCCGTCGTACGTTGGAAGTTCTGCCTGAAACTGTTCAAAGCCGAAATACATGCTCGACCCACCCTCGATGTCGAGTGGGCGAATGCCGTCGGCGGCCAGCGAATTGTTGACGCCGTGACCAATCTCCTTGCCGCGGAACGTCGTGGGGTGCCAGAGATTGACGTCGAGCGGGGAGAAGGCAAGGCCCGTCGCCCCAAAGAAGCCCGTGGACACGAACTGGTCGCCGGCAACGCCGTCACCATTCTGATCGAACACCGGCAAAAGCGCGCCGTTGGTATCCAGCGCCCGCAGGTTCCCGATCGAGTCGATCGCAAAGAACAGATTGGCGTACGCACCCGCTCCGAGGTTCTGCGGCCCGAGTGCCAGACCCTGAAACGAGGCGCCAGGGACCTGGCTGATCAAGGTGGCGACAGCGTTCCCCGCATTGATCGTGAAGAACCATCCATTGGTGTCGACGCCGTAGAGGAGGCCATCGTTCCCCCAGGCCATGCCCGTGACGATGCCGAGGCTGTTGCCGGCATCCTGGATGTAGCCCTGGAACGCCGCCGCACCAGCGGCCGAACCCGTGCCGGAATTCGCGGCGTAGAGCCGTGAACTGCCGCCATCCCGTACGGAATACATGAGGTTCTGGTAGGACCCGGGATTCGCACGACGCCACGCGAGCGCGTCGACGGTGTCGGTCGTCACCGTTTCCGGCAGCGCGTCAAACGTGTAGCCGACATTCGTCAGCGAAATGTCATCGGTGTCCACGGCTGCGGTCCAGACGATGGTGATGCGGCGGTTCCCTGAATTGAAATTGCCGGTTGCCGGCGAGGGGAGCGACGGATCTGGCACGGGGATACCCGGGGTACCGGGTGCACCCGGCGTGAACGTGAGGACCCCGTTCACGTCCGTGACGAATGTCCAGATGCCCGACACTGGATTGCCACCAACCTCGCCGGCGATCGTCACCGTACCGGTCAACGTGGACGGCTGCGCCAAGGGATTGGCCACTTCATACACCGTGGTCGTCGGATTCGGCTGGCCTTGCAAGGCCGGCGTCTCGTTGGTGATCGTGGTCGCCGCTGGGCGATTCTGAATGTTGTCCGTGCCGATCACCGTGCGCACACCGTTGCCGGTGTCGACGAGCTCCAAACGGCCTGCCGAGTTGGCAAGGCCGCCGATCCCGGCATAGGCATACATACGACCGTCCGAGCGCATGATGATGTCACCGATGTTGCGGCCGTTGCCATAGTTGGCTTCGATGACGGTCTCGAGACCACCACCAAAACCGACTCCACGCATCGGGTCAACCGTGACCAAGCTCGTCGCGCTGGTCATGAACAGCGTTACGTCGGCGAGCGTAAACGGCGTCACGTTCGTGGAAAGCGTGAACTGATTGGTCGTATTGAACGCCGCATTCTGGGTCGGAGGCACGAGGGGCGGGCCGATGGTGTCGTCGATCAAGCGAGCGAGCGAACTGATCGGCTCGAGACGCACCAGGCTGTTGGCCGCGTCCGCCCGGTAATAGGCATTGAGTGCCTCGGGCAGCCGCTCATTCGACGAGACCGCGACGTAGTAACGCGATGTTGCCGCGGGAGTCGGCAGGCCGGTGGTGGGATCGATCGTGTCTTCGGCAGTTCCCGCGAAGAGGCGGCTCGTTCCGATGTAGGGATCGAGCTGGCCGATCGAACCACGGGCAAGATCGTCGAAGTCGTTCCCCTGCCCGACACCTGGCTGATCATTCTCAACGTTCGAGTCGCGGCCGATGTACACAAGCCGACCCTGGGCATCGAACACCGAGATCGTGAGGTCGCCACGGAAGCCGTCGCCATAGTCGATGTCGAAGATCGTGGCCCAGCTCCCGCCGCCCGACTGCACCTTCGCGAAATCCACCGCAAACGTGTACCAGTCGATGTCGCCCTCATCCAATGCCGAGCCCGCGACACTGATCGTCGCCTGGTCCGTCTGGAGGAGGTTCCCGATGAACTGGGCCGTGTCGAACGTGCCATTGTCGTCGGTGGGATTCTCCCCAATCTCACCGACCAGGTTGGAGCGACCCGGCAGCCCTTGGGCGTCGATGCCGATCGTCGGGAAGCGAATATCGGCATAGCGGACGGTGGAGCCCGGCTTTTCGTCATGTTGCCGCAGACGAATGCGAAGCTCGTAGGTGCCAGAAGTGGCGCCTGCGGCGACTTTCGCCGGGTCGGCCAGATCGGCGCGGTATGTCGCCAATGATGTTGCGGTCACACCGCCATTGCCGCCCGCCGTCGAAACCGGCTCATACTTGGGCTGGCTCCGCACGCGAACGAAATACTGCTGCTGGCTTCCGATGGTGCCGGGGAGAACGATCCGAAGCCCGCCATCCTTGGAATTCTGGGAATAGAAGTCGTTGCCTCGATAGCTATCCTTCCCAAGGGCGAGGGCAGAGCCTCGGGTCGGGCCGAGCGCGGCATTCGTGGAGGCATACCGGAGCGTCAACTGCGTGGCCCCCATGAGGCCGGAGTAGTCGAGCGTCAACGCCCCGCTGGCAAGGTCAAGGGCACCGCCCACGGCCGAAAATGTCGGCGCGATCGCTTCGCTAAAGCGACCCTCGCCAAGCACGTTTTGGAAGGAGAACACGCCTGCGGCATTGACCGTGAAGGTCTGGATCACGACCGGAAAGAATCCACTCATGTCGGTGATGACACCGGTGAGCGTGCCTGCGGTGACGTTGCCGCTGTCCAACTGGTACGTCACCGATGTGCCGCCGACCAAATCGACTTGATCCTCGAGGTGGACGACGACGCCTTCGGCCGTCGAGTCTGCCGAACGAGCGATCACGTTGCCCGCAGCGTCGAGCACCTCGATCATCGAATCGAGTGACGGTGCGGTCTTGTCGAGGTCGATCCAGACTTCCGAGCCGGCATAGCCCGTGAACCGGTAGACGTCGACATCCGAAGGGGCGTCGGGTGAAACGGCGCCGTGGATCTCGAAGCCGAGTCGCCGGATCTCGTCACCCGACTTCTCTTGAGCCGACTCGGTCGTGTTGCCGGCGGTTGCATAGTTGGGAGCGAGAACGCCGAGCTGTTGCGCCGTCACGGTCGTGTCGTTGGTGCCCTCACCGCCGGTCATTGCCTTCTCGGATTCGATGACCACGGCCACGTTGCGATCGTTGGCGTATGGCAGGAACTTCACGCTCCTCCAGTCGCCAGGAGCCGGGCTCGTTGTCGTGCCGTCGACATTCGTGTCTTTCACCGTCACGCCGAGCGGGTCGAGGCTCGCCCCGACGCTGTCGTCCTTCAATGACGTCAGCACCACCGGATACCCAGGCTGACCGATGACCTGCACCGTACCACCGATGCGGTCGGTGATGTCGAGCGGATCGCCCGAAGCAGTAAAGCCCGCGGTCGCCCCGAGCAACTTCACGATGAGGCTCGCGTCGGTACGGCTTTGCAGTCGCAGGCCCGTCGCCGTCTGGAAGTTGTTGACGATAATCTCGTTTTGGAGCACGTGGACGATGTCGGTGTCGTCCCACACACTCTCCGTGGTGATCTCCTCACCCCGCACCACCATGCCTGCGATCGCCGGGGTATCGCCAGGTGTGTAGGCCAGTCGATTTCCAGCGACGAGTGGTCCACGGTTCGTTTCGTACTGCGTGAACCGCGACACGACACCGGTCGACCGACCGACATCCGGCCGGAGCACGTTCGACAGGGAGTTGGCATTGACGCTCACGACCGCGCCGGCGTTGGCCCGGAAGTCGTTGCCCACGATGATCGGTTGCGCCCCCCGCACGAAGATCGTCGCGGAGTCGTTCGTGCCACGGCCCGACCGGAAAGTGGCGGCGAGACCAGCCGCGTTGTTTTCAATCCGGCT